CTGTTCCCCAGGCTTTGACCGACTGGCTAGCAGGGTCAAGCTTGCCGCCGGCATCGGCGTAGAAAGCACGAGCAGCGCGAGAGAAGCCCTCGGCCAGAGTTGCGCCATAGGAGGTGAGTGCGACCTGGCGATCCTGATGCTTCAGCAGGTAGTAAGCCGGAAACAAACGGCTGATCAATTGAGATTTGCCGTGACGGGGCGGAACTTGAACGATGAGGCGGAGCAGCTTGCCAGCGACCACCTCCTCGAGCAGATCGATCAAGATCTCGGTCCACCTGTAGAAAACAAAATTAGGCATCACGAGTCTGATGAACTCGCGAAAATCCATCTCGGTCGCGCTCGTGGATCGTGCGTATTTGATCGCATCCAGCGACTCCCTGACGTGCTGATCCGTCCGCGCGGCCTTGCGGATGTAGGCGGCCCCTAATTTCTTCATCAGTCAACATCGGGAGCGATGGCTTCCATCAGGTCGTCAACTCCAAGAGCTGCTGCCGCTGTGTTCATCGCTGCGTCGCTGAGCTTCGCCGCTGTGCTGGCGATTGCTGCTAACTGATTGCGGTCGACTGGTTCGCCAGACGCGACCATGTCCTCGAGGGTCCCCGAGGTCACTTCGATTAACAGGTCGGCGACCTTGCCCAGCTTCTCCGCTCGCCTCTGTTGGTCCTTGCGGAACTTCATTAGCTCCTTTTTATGAGTCGTTTCAAACTCTTCCCGTACCTGCTTGCCCCACAGCGAAACCATGTGGGCGTCATATAAGGCTGTGCGCTGCTGCCAGTTATATCGACTCGAAAATTGCTTACTGACTGCGACATCCTCACCTGCAACCTCTGCGGCTGTCTTGATCGTCCGATTGCTGCCCAGCTCGAGATAAACACGAAAGACCCGATAAGCCTTCGCCGTCTCTCTCGTTCCTCCAGCAGTGAGCTGCTGAAAATCCCAGGGCTGTAAATCGGCCATCACGGCTGAGTGCATCACGCCCCCTAGCCTTCCGAAGGCATTAAAAAAGCCCCGAAGGGCGAAGCGCTCGAGCTCAGTCCGCCCACTTATAAGTGCGCCTAGCCCTCACAGTGGGAGCCAGGTAAGCAGTGCCAAGAGGGGTGGCGTATTCGCCATCCGCTGCAGCCCTAACGGTGCAACGCTTGAGGCCGAATCCATCAATATTCAGGACTACGAATTTAGCTGTTCGCTTTAGAACCTTGCAGGCGGTACGGGCGTCGGCATTGCCAGGCCAAAGCATGACGTATTCAGTTCCGATCTCAAAAGTTGCGTTTGCCATGGACGTTTCTTGCGACAAAGGTCAGTGTTGGTTAGAAGGATGACAGGCCGGCCGGTCAGCGGTAGAGCCAGCCGGTGTACTGGTCGACCTCCTGCAGGTCGTTGGCCAATACCTGATCGAGCCAGGCGCGGACGCCCTTAGCAGGGGCCTTCCAGCTATCACACTTAAGGATGGCGCCATCCTCCAGCCGGACGAAACAGAAGGCCGACGCTCCCTCGCGAACCTGGCCGTTGTAGACGTTCTGCCAGAAGATGCGGGCATTCTTTTTGCCAACCATCACGCCGTAGCGGCGCTCGGGAAACTTGTCGTTCAGTCGCTCGACGAAGTCAGCGATGTTGGCCTGGACGTTGGTGGTGGTGATCATCGGGTTTCCTGCCGTCGAATTAATCGTACCCCACGACGCTCAGGAGCGCAACCTCTACCTTTTCCGCCCTCCTTTCGACTTGGCGTCTTGGATGTTTCGCTCGATCAGTTGTTTATTGGCCACTAGCTCATTCGTATTGGCGACGGCTTCGTCATAGCCCGGAGCCTCCAGCTCTGCAGCCTGAAGCAGCGCCGACCAGTCCTGGCCTCGCCTAATCCCCATTTGATTCTGCTTCGTCGGCCAATCGAATCGCCTCCTCTAAAGCACCCCCCAGGGCTTTCAGCCATTCATCAGAGGTCCATTCGTCTAGGCGGAGCTCGGCCGAAAGCGGATGGGTTTCATCCCACTCGATCGTGATCTCATCGCTGTTTTCGTGCTCGATCACCCGAATGGGCAGGCTCGTGAGTGGGTCGCTAGTCATGATAAGAATCGTGATCAGGTGAACGCAGCTTCATAGATGACGGGGAACTGTTCCTCGAAGATTCCCTTAATCGACTCGGCGACCAGGCGATGCTCGAGCTGCGTTGCCTTGTCGGTCCTGTTCTTCAGGTAAAAAATCCAGGTCCTGAGGCTGGTCGTGGCGTAAATCTTGGTTCGTGTCCCACCTATGGGGAGGATCGACCGTGCCGTTTCCTTGGCCACGCCCTGGCTAAGCATGTACTCGTAGAGATCGAAAGTCTGCGCGAACAGGGTGTCGATCTTCTTCTCCAATAGGTCTTTGAACTCAGGGTCGAGGGTGTCGTGGCTCGACTGCCGGTTCTTCGGGTCCTGCCGGCGAAGGTTTGGGATCACCCAGCTTCCGAGCTCAGTGGTGTCCTGGTAGCGCTGGGAAAACTCCTGAAACCGCATGTCATGGTGCCGGAGGAGCTGCCTCGAGATCTCGGGCGTGGTCAGGACCTCGACGGTCATGTGGGCCTGCTCGAAGATCGAGAAGTGGCCCTCGCGCATACAAAAGCGCAGCAGGCCGGCAATCGATTCGTTCTCCTGATTTTTGGAGGAGACTCGGGCGCAGTAGGCGATGAGCTTCTCAGCGTCAGGAGTGACTGAGACCAGGCGGGCTGTGTGCATTAGAATGGTGATTAAATTTTTTGAGTAAATTTAGCGCTTATTGCCCAGTCTACCTAAGTTGTTCGAACTCAAACCAGATAGACATCAGTGTGACCGTAATGCCTGACCCGTTCGGTTAATGCCTCGCTGGATCTAGCCAAATAAGCAAGGTCTGAACGATCCACCTCGTCGCCGGCACGCCTTTCGATCGTCCCTACATCCGACTGCCTGATCCCATGGTGAGCAGTGACAGTGTCATCTGACCAAACTATAAACAAAGTCCCGCGGGCCTTGCCCTTGCCTGCGTATGTACTGGATACGGCGAGGCGCATCCGGTTGAACGGACCCTCGGGCCATCCTTCTTCGCCATGAGGACATCCAAAATATCGAAACGGCTGAGGCCCTGTTTTTGCCAATCTCCGCTGACTGCGGCGTTGCTTTAAATAATTTTTACCCTCCTCAGTCTCTGCCCAGTGTTGGAAACAGAGGCCTTGCTCGTACGCCCTTCCTATAGAGGTGGGCTTCAGGACTTTTCCGCAAACAGTGCATTTCCGAACCGCCTCGAGCTCGCCTCGACGCCGAGCTCGGGTTTTGGCCATTCTCTCAGCAGCGCTAGTGGGCATTAAAAGAGCGGCGATTCATGCGCAAGATTGCTAGCCCAGCCGGGAAGAGACAGGTCGATGATATTCGAATCGTAGCCGGGGAACAAGTCCCTGGACTTGCAAAAAGCCAGTTCTTTTAGAGCTTTTTTATATTGAGTCCGACCGATTTCGATCATGTCCTCGCTGGCTTTGTAAAGCGCGATGCCGTGAGGCCTGCGGCGCTCCATGGCACAAAAAATAAATTCAACGTTGTCGGCGTCGAGAACCTTCTTGACCAGGTCCGTATAGAACGCAGCCTGTATGTGGTAGCCCATAGAGAAGGACTTCTTCTGAAAAACGCTGGGGCTGGCGTCGTCGGTCGTTTTTAGATCCAAGATCATCCAACCGTCGGCCGTCTTCTCCAGGCGATCGAGGCGGCCCTTGATTGGTAGGCCATAGGTGTCAGCCGATGGCTCGACATACATCGAGAGCTCATTCCCTCTGCGAAAATTTTTACGGCCTGGGTCAAACCAGTTGCCGGCGATGGGATGGGCGCGGGTGGCTTCTGCCATGCCCTGGACGATTGCGAAATCGTCACCACTGAGGCTCGTGCGCTTGTCGATGGGCTTGCCCTCTGGGTAGAGCAGGGCTTCGAGCTCTGGCTTTTTGGAGCTCTTTTTGTACTCGATGCCTTCGTCATCCAGGGCCGCCTTCAACTCTGCGACATTGAGCTCTTTATCCAAAGAACTTCGATCGACAAACTGAGAGTCGAAGATCTCAGGCTCGAGGAGTTTACAATGCAGGGCAATCCCGATAATCATGGCGATCGACGGGAATGTAGGCGAAGCATCGGGGCCGTAGCGGGCGGCCCAGTGAGCAGGTGATCTCAGGACCTCCTTGAGCTCTGACTGGCTAATGCCCTCAGCCTTTCGATAGGCGGAGTCAGGCTGATTGAACCTGATCTCTGTTCCGCTTGCTGTTTCGATCATGCGGGGGAGTTTGACGGACTTTGAGGAGTCTACCCCATGCTGTTTATTCTTCTTTGATCTGGATGCAAATATCCCAGAATTGTTTTTTATCTCTGACCCATCTAAAGGAGATGTACGGGACGACCGTCACTCGGTCGTCCTTCCAAGCTCCGGACCAAGCAGTCTGCTTGTGTGGTATGCCCGCGTCCAAGAGACTGCCGATTAGGTTATCGGGATCGCAGCGCCCAGGGCCATGGGCCTCGACATGGAGCTCGAACTGAGTCAAGGTCTCGAGCTCGTTTGTTTCCCAGAAATATCTCAACAGACGGCGTGCCTTGTCCTTCCATTCCCGATACGGGGCCGGCAAGTAGCTGCGCCCCTTGCCGAACCTTGGGCGGGCTTTTGACATCAACGGAAGATCCAGCCTGAATCTGATCTCGCGCATGAAAAACCCCGGCGTTGCGGCCGAGGGTTCCGGTTCTCATTCTAACCACAATCAACAATCATGCAGCAGTGGTTCATGCTCTGATGGAGCATTGTCCCCGTCAAACGTCGTGACGGGTGCGCCACGCTTTCCCACGATCCGAACGTCTCCATTTTTTAAATGGCCAAACACATAGCCGCCCTCATAGGACTGATAAATAATTTCGGAATCGTCGGAGAATTTAGATAAATCCTTCCCCCAGTTTTTTTGGGGAATTGTCGAGGTAAGAATGTCATCGTCAGCCCCAAATAAAACTGAATTAGGGATATCGCCCAGGGCCTTGAACTCGGCCTCTTCCTGAGTAGATGACGGGCACTCGTCGCAGGGATCGCACGGGCACGACTCCTCGCAGGGGTTGCAGTCGCAGCAGTCGAGTTGATCCTGCAGGCGCTCGAGATACCAAATTGCTTTGCTCAATCCCTCTCGCGGGTCCTCGCCGGGCTTCCTGCCGTTCCTCGAGATGTATTTCAAGGCATTCCCCAGGTGGTAGTTGAGACCCCAGTCCTCGATCACGTCGATCGGCTCGAAACGCCGCCCGCCTTTGTAGTGATTCGGGTTGATGTGGTCGTAAGTCATGAGTTCAATTCGAAGTGAGTGCGGCCCATCTCGGCCAGCATGTGATCAGGGAGCTGACCATTAACGGTTGACGTCACAGAGATCGCCCTGCGCGAGGCTTCCGGCGTGTTGCTCAGGACGTAAAGCCCTTCTCGGCCGACTCTTAAAATGTTTTGCTGAACCATCTCGTCAAGCGTTGCCCTGACTGTGTGGTTCAGCGTCGCCTCTTCCTGCTCCCAGCTCCGCAGGTCGTCAGGGTGAGCATGAGGGGAGATCGAGGAAACAATTTCCTCAATGCGAACGGCGCTGCGGAGGAGCAGAACGGACCAAACGAAAGGGCGAACCCTGGCCGCATTGATCCGGGGCGTGACTTCGAACAACGTGAGAGAGCCAATCATTCCGCCAATGGCGTTGAGGTCGTCGCTCTCATCGATCAGCTCGATAGTCATGGTTCGAATGCAGACAGGGCAGGCAGATCAGAAGGGGGCAGAGTCAGAAAAAGAAGCCGCGGGTGAGCCCTTGGGGCTCACGATCGAAACGCGCCCGTCTTTGATGTCCATCGAGATGCCTTCTTTCCCTGCCTTGCTGGTGTAGGGGCGCTGAACGAGCTGCCCGTAGACAGTGACCTTGGTTCCTTTGGCAAGCATTCCGGCGAGGCGCTCGGCCTGTTTTCCCCAGACCTCTGCCGAATACCATTGGCCTGGAGCGTCCTCCCCCTTGCTGTAGATGTACTCGGAGTCGGCGACAGAGAATTTGAGGACCTGGCTAGTGCCTGCTTGACGCAGTTCAGGATCGCGACCGATGTTCCCAGTTATTGAGATGTTGGCCATGCTGTTTTTGAATCGGGTGTTAATTTATGCCGGTTCGAATCCGGACAGCATCAGTCTACCGAGATTGAGAGTTTGATCTGATCGAAAGCCCTGGCCTCTGCAGCGCGGACCTGAAGCTCAGAGATCTTTAGCACTTTGGCGCAGCTTCGATACCCGATCGAACCACGGCCCCGCAGGTGCATCTTCTCGACAACGCGACGCTCAATGGTCGTGAGATCGGCCATGGCATCACGAGCACGCTGGACCGCGTCGTTGGCGTCATCGCCCTCGGTCTGACGGCTGGCAATCAAATCACCTAGCTCAGTTTTCTCATCCCCGATGCGTTCGGAAAACGACCTGAGATCAGTGAGATCGTGGCACCGAATCCAATCGCCGAGCTGCTCTGGCGTCGGCATAACCTGCCGAGTTTGCGACATCTCATCCACTAGCTCTGTCATGGACAATTTAGGCAAGCCGGCCGCAGAGCGATTGCTCTGGATAAGTAGAGCCGCCTTGATAATGAAATAATGACTCAACGGGATTCGAACCGTTCGGCGCTGCCCACCTATAAATTCTTTCATTCCTTTATGGATCCACGTTGAGGCATAAGTTGAAAAAGTGCGCCCCTTAAGTGGATCGAATAACTCAGCGGCCCGAACCAACTGCTGTGCAGAGAGCTGAAACATATCAGCGAGACCGGGATCTTTTGCTGTCACGCGCATGGCGTAACAGTCCCGCCAAATCCTTACGACTAAACGAAGGTTGTGGGCGACCAACTTATTTCGCGCTGCCAAGCCCAGACGTTTAACGACTAGCGGACAATCGTCAGGGCCGTCCGGGTGCTGCCTCCAAGCCTGGACCTTCCGGGCAAGCTCGATAACCAGAGCAGGCTCCAGGACTTTATAGCGGCCCATCGAGTTGAAAAATTGATCGACCGAACTTGGGACATGAAGCTTAGTTTTAGTCATTTGATTTCTGGGTAGTAATTGTTCGAATCGTAATTGGACTAAGCCAAAAAACCAAGCAGCTCATCCATCCCGTTTAGGAGGTGAGAGACATCGCTGGCGATCTCCTCCTGAGTGCTGTAGTGCAGCATCTCCCAGCTAATGCCTAGCGCATCATCAGCGTCAAAGACGTTGCTGCTGCTGATTGATTGAGCCGTGACGGGGTCGAGCCCAGAGGGCAAATTCCCGACAAGGAAAAACAACAGGTCGGCATGGTTCATCGAGGTTGCTGGTGAGGTGATAGATAATTCCTCAACTCGCTGATGATGCCCCCTGCAGTCAAGGCGTGCAAGGGGGGTGTATCTTTTATTCCCAGCGGTGTACTTAAGTCGCCCAAAACACACTCATAGCAACAAAAAAGCCCAGGCAAGTCCTGGGCAGTGTGTGTTCGTAACTCGACAGGCGTTACCAATTCTCAAGGCTGGCCGATGCAGGAGCGAACCTTTTGTTCAACGCGGCGATCTCGTCGACGGATTTTTGCTGGATCGTTGCAATCCCTGAAGCGAAGTCATTTCTGATCAGGCCGAGAATCCCTTCGATTGCTGATGCAGTTAGTCCGCACTCTTCTGCGACGGCTTGAAGGTCGTCCCTGCCTGGAGTCTTTGGCTTCTCATTGATTGAAGCATTGACAACGGTGCCGCCCGTGCTTTTGGCCAGGCTCTCTGCTGCTGCGTCGATGTTTGGCTCAGACGCCTTGGCAGCCGCCGCAGCAGGGACCTTCTTTGCTATAGGCGGGCGCTTCGATGGAGTCCCAGGCTTTGGGGCTGTGATCGTTGGTGCGAGGGGGCGCTCTTCAGGTGTGCCCTGGGTTAACAGTTCAGGAGCCGCTAAACCAGCCTGCGAGAGCTCGTCTGAGGAAGCGATTCCTGAGATGACATCAGCGAACCCCCTGCGAAGGGCCAGCGTCGTCGTGGCCTTGGCCAGCATCGTCTCGGGGAACTTCCTCCACATGTTGTTGTTCTGGCTGTAAGCCTCGAACCGACACGAGGCGGTGAACGGATAGGCGGCGCCCTTGCGGTAAACACGGACCAAGCAAGCAGCAGGGGGAGTCTTCTTGACCCATACCTCTGACTCGCTGCCGTTCTCATCGAAGAACAAGACCTCCATTCCGTTCAACTCTTTCGTCTGGTTAGCCAACTTCAGGTAACCGTCGATTCCGGTCTGGATGGACATCTTGCCGCCCCTCACTACCGCGTAGACCTCTTTGCGGAGAGGGTCTAAACCGGAGGAGAGACATACGGCTTCGAACAGAGCTTGATCAGCCGGTGAGAGGCCAATGGCGACCGTGTTGAAGACCAGCTTTTTTTGCTTGTCTGACCAGGAATCAGTCATAGGGGCAATCGGTTTTGATTCCCCATAGTCTACCCCATCGGTTCAGGCGTTAACCATTTCCACAATGTCTGCCGCAACAATGTCCTCATCGATGAGGCTCGAGATCGTTGCTGCGATGGGTTCTAGATCTACCCTGAGCTGTTCGGTGGTGTATTCAGCCATCCCGGCCACCACCTGACAAAACAAATCCCTTCCCGCGTCAGATCCTGTCCACTTGTCTTTGATGAGCTGCAAGCCGTCTCGGAACTTGAGACCGCGCTCGCTGAGCAGCTCTTCAACCCAACTACCGATTTTTGAGGCAGCTTCCGCCATGGCCTGGTCGCCGACAGCAGCAGCCGGCACCAACTCAGGAAGCTCGAGATAGCCGAGATAAACCATCATCAAATCGCCAGCATCGAGAGGCAGTCCTGTCTGAGGGTGCAGAACCGGGTCGAAACGCTCGACGATTTCTTCTATGCGTGCCGTGGTGGTTGCGGTATCCATTGCTCGAAATGAGCCTTTCCGATCAGTCTTCAGTGCATGAATCGACGTATTGATTCGCCCCAAACTGTCCAGACTTTTCACCCCGAGCATTTTCATGCGGGCGTTCCTCAAATGTGAGAGCTGTGATGTGTGGAGACAGCCAGGCTCGTTCGTCGCCCAATCGGCCAGCAACGCCATTTCAGGGTGGCTGACGTCTTTCAGCATGAATCCCAAAACTTGAGTGAAATGGCTACGGCCGACCTCTCTGCGCTGGTCGCCGATGCTGTTGTTATTTGTGTGGTTTGTCATAGGGGGATCCACAAAAGCTTGTTTTGACCGTAGCCCTGCGCTCCTCAATTGTCAACGTTCGAACAGGAAGGGTATGGGGGTTGTGATCGAAACAGACAGGCATGGACTGGGAGCGGTACGAACAGCGAATTATCGGGGTTACCAGGGAGGCCCTGGCCGAGGGTGCGACCCTGCTCGAAATATCGAAACAGCTCGCGCCATTGATCAGTCGATCAACGTTCTATCGACTGGCTCAGAAATGGGAAAAGGAAGGCAGGCTCTAGGCTGTTCTGCTCAATAAATCGTGGACATTTTGTCCATAGTCATGGCCGTTTTGTCCAAAGTTTTGGACGTTTTATCCATCGATTGTGGATGAAATGTCCATTTACACTTATATGTATAGAGAATAGAAGAGAGAATAGAAGAGAAAGAGCAATTAACTAAAGGGACAACGTGGGTAGGTTATAAGCATTCGAACAGAAACTTTGAGTGAGAGTTGGTTTTTCCCTGATGGGTATCTCGCGGAGATGGAAGCGCTCGTTAGCGCCATCTACGAGGCTGAGGGCAAGGCTAAGAAGCCAGACATCAAAGATGTCCTCCTGATGGCCCAAGCGCATGGGGTTTATGTGCGCGGCCAGACTGAAAAGGCTGGGAGCATCCAGAGCTTCCTGAGGGGAGTGCGCAAGCCTGGCGGCCCTCGCATTGGTCGAACGGAACTACCAAACAAGCGATATTTTGAGTTTCTGACCTATGTGGCCACTCAGTGCAGTCCCGTCGAGGAAGCCGAGCCCGCTGCTATAGACCCCACTACAAAAACGGGGACCGCTCAGCCCGTAATCGAGGAGCCTGAGAGCACAGACCTCGCCGGCATCTGGTCTCAACTGCAGGACATCTATCAGCAGAGTGCCCCTAAAACCTGGCCCCAATTGGTCCGGCGTTCGAACCTCGCCAAAATGGGGACGCGACTCCAAGAGGGCATTAACTACGCGGGCGGTCCTGATGAGTTCCTCGGAACATTTGCGTCAGCGCTCAGCAAAGTCCCCGAGTTCTACCGGAACCAGTACCCGCGACAGGGTGCGGGTCTGCGTCCCGTCAGTGACTGCATTCTCTGCCTAATCTCCGCCGACAAACGTCACAAGGAGCTCGGCGTCAGCGGCTGGAGGATGTTCGAGTGGGCCGACTTTCTGGACGCCTCCGAGGTGATGGCGCCCGGCATTCAGCATCCCTCCGAGGAATTTCTCCACTGGACGGGGACACGTTGGAGCTATAAGCGTCCGGACCTCTCCGATGAGGTCCTCGACGAACACAAGGCCAGTCTGATCGCCGCCGGCTTAGGGCCTGTCAATAGCTGATCACTGTTCGAATCTCGACAGCATTTTCTCATTCCATGACACTCAATCCACAACAGTTCGACTGGGCCGCCAACCTGATCGACAAGGCGGTCGCCGAGGGGAACCTCGAACTCAACGAGCAAGGGCTGCCAGTCGCGAACCTCGCAGAGGTCCAGGCCAATCTCGAACAGGACCGCCAACAGCGCCGCGAGGAGTCCGGTGCATCTAGTACCGGAGATCAAGAACGTCTAGTCCTAGGTTTCTGTCTCGCTGGCAAGCATGACCACAGAGACCAGTGGGGTGAATTCAGAACTCTCCTAGGTCTGCAGTACAGCGACGAACTGCCTTCGAGCCTGTGGACTGACAAGGACGCGAAGTGGGTCGCTCAGGAGATCGACGCCACCTACCGGAACCGCCGTTCCGTTCAACTGATCAATGGCGCCGCATTGATCGAATCCCTGCGAGAGCAGATCGAAAGCAAGATCTCAACGGCCTCCCTTCAAGACTTCGCCCGTGCGGTCCAGGGCATCGAGCTCGAGGTCGATGGCGTCCCGGCTTCTGACTTCAGGATTTCTGCCGAGATTCTCCGCACTCGTTGGGGTCGCCAAAAGGTCAGCCGCTTAGGCGAGGCGTTGATTCGCAGCGTCAAGCGTGAGGTCGACGTGACCGAGGTTCTCGAACAATGCACCGCTGAGCTGCAAGAAGCCCGCGATATTTTCTCCGGTCGGATCGGCAATAGCTACGCATTCGCCTCGGCTGAGGATGCGTGGTTTCAAGTCGAGCAGGAGATGACCAAGGAGCACTGCGAGCCAGTTAGCACCGGGATCATGTCCCTCGACATGGACATTCAGGGAGGCGTTAAGCAAAACGACGCGGGCAAGCTCCACCTCATAGGAGCAAGGACCGGCGTGGGTAAGTCCACGCTCGCGATTGCAGCCGCTGCCGGCCTGGTCGCTAATGGCGCGGATGTTTTATTTCTATCTTGCGAGCTGAATCAGAAAGAGATTGGGGCCAGGTTCTTGGCTCACTACGCCCGCCACCTGCAGAGCGTCGGCCGGATGCCTGAGGAGATGGTCCGCCTTCTGCCTCAGTGGCGCCTCGAGGGTCGCGGAAAAATCGGCATGACAGAGACGATCAGCGCCGCTTATCTACATCTGATGAACTGCCTGCAAGAGGACAAACTGCTCGGCGGCGGGAACTTTCAGAGCTACTGCCAATTTCTTGCTGAGGCTGACGATTTCGTCGAGGTGCTCCGCGCCGCAAAAGCAAAAGACCCCTCCATCTCCGCAGTCTTTCTGGACCATTTTCATGCCCTGCGTCCTACGGCCAAGGGGCCACGCGACCGCAGTCAGGAGATGGAAGTCAGGGCTCAGATCCTCCACGGCGCCGCTAAGGAATGCGAGGTCGATCTATTCCTGCTCTGCCAGTTAAACCGTGGAGCTGCTGACGATCCCAAAGGCCCTCAAGCCATCCACATCAACGGCACCGACGCCCTGGCCCAATTGGCCTCCGCTGTGTGGCTGATGGAGTTCAAAAAGCCAGACCTGGAAGCCGGCGAGAAGTTCGACCGGGGCCTGGTGAACCTGATCCACGGGAAGGTTCGAAACGGTCAGCGAGTCCAGGACAAGCAGATCACAGTCAATGAATCGATCCTCAGCTTTAACCGTGACCACTGCTATATCGATAGCGATCGCCCGGTCTGTTTGTAGTCATAGCTTAGTTGATCAGCATTCTAATTCAAACAACCCGGCCCCTCAATGCCACGCATCAGCCAGCGAACAATCGATCACGTCAAAGAAAAGGCCTCGATCGTCGACGCGATGGAGGGCGTCGAGCTAACTCGCATGGGCCGCGAGTATGTGACCCACTGCCCCTGGCACGAGGACCGCAAACCCTCTCTATCGATCAGCCCACAAAAAAACTTCGCCTACTGCCACGTCTGCCAGCACGGTGTCGATGCCCTGGGCTGGCTGCAGGATCGGGGCCTGACTTTTCAGGAGGCCATCGAGCGCATCGCTTCGCGGCACAACATCCAGATCGAGCACGAGAACGACGAGAATTCTGAGCGATTCAAGGAAGAGCAGAAGCAGCGCCATCTCTTGTACGTGAAGCGTGAGCAGCAGGAGAAGCTCTTCGCTGATCAGTTATTCGCCAATCGGGACGCCTGCGTTTACCTGAAGGAGCGTGGCATCAGCAAAGCAACCGCGGAAGCTTGGGGTCTCGGCTTCACGGGTGATCGGTTGATGGTGCCCCTGCGTGATGTCCAGGGCCGAACCGTCGCATTCACCGGCCGTGCCCTGGCTGGCCAGATGCCCAAATACAAGAATTCTCCTAGCGACCTTTTGTACGACAAATCCAGGCTCATCTTTGGCCTTGATCATGCCGCTGAGTCGATCCGCAAGTCTCGCGAGGTGGTCATCACAGAGGGCCAGTTCGACGTCATCAAGCTGCATCAAGAAGGCCTGACCAACGTGGTCGCATGTTCTGGCACAGCACTAAGCCATGACCAGATCAACAGCCTGGTTCGGCGTTGTGGAGCAAAGGTCGTCACCCTGTGTTTCGACGGTGACGCTGCTGGAGAGAAGGCTGCCTACAAGGCCCTCGAGAAACTCAGGGAGATGGTCTTATCGGAGACGATCACCCTTCGCATTTTGTCCATGCCTGCGGGTGAAGACCCCGACAGCGTGACCCAGGAGAAGGGTGTCGACGTCATGAAGGAGATGATCGCCTCGGCTCCTAACTGGGTGAAGTGGTGGTTGGGTCGTGAGCTAGGCAAAGTCAATCTCGAGGACATCGAGTCGGTCCAGGTCGCGGAGCGTGGCGTTAAGCGCATTCTCTCAGTCCTGCCTGTCGGCGGTCAACGCGCCTACGTCGAGCGCCGAGCGGCTGAAATCCTGGGCCAAGCTCCCAAGGTCAGGCCCGCCGCTCCCGTGGTCACTAAGCAGGAGCGTGACGCCCGCAAGTGGGTTGAGAGGAGGGCGGTTCGTTGTTACCTGCTGTTGCCCCAGTCGCGGGACAGCCTGCGTGGAATGACTTTTGAGGTTCCTCCGTACTACCTGGCGTGGAATCTGATCCTCTACCTCGAGGCATCTGTTGAGCCTGGCCTTGTCTCGGCCGTATTCGGCTCCGCTATTCGTTCGCTACCCGAGGACGAGTTCCATGAGCTGCGGTCCTTGCTGTCGCCAGTGCCTGAGGTGCTGTCTCATATCAGGAACAATGCCGAGCGCGAAATATCCGACACCGTCGAGAGCATTGAGCGGCTCTCTCGGAAGACTCCAACAGCAGGAGCTACACCATGAGCGAACCGAGCAGGGCCTATCAGGTGGCCATCTGGATCTCAGAAAAAGGCTTGGCAGATATTGAAAAATTCACCGAACAATTCTCATCGTTGATGCGTGCAATCCTCTCCAGGATCGACCCTGAGAGGCTGCGTTTTGATGTTGCGCTTGGGGATCAGTGGGATGACCTCGTGGAGCTCGAGCTGCTGAGGTCAACTCTTTCTGTCAAGGCGGAAGCCGAGCAGACCGGCGGATTCGATGAGTCACATGGGCCAGCTCTCGAGGTCGCGGCAAACGCGCTCTATGAGGACCACGGCTGGGAAAATGACGATATTGCTGAGTGGTTCGGGAGCCTCGTCCTAGGCGCTGGTGTCTCCGTTGATGTGACTTTCGAGGACGAGGAAGAGGAGTGAAGAGCTTTGTCTACAGCCTCCTCGGTGGCTTCGGGGCGTTGGTCATTAACAAGTCGATCGTCGAACCTGTCGCCCGGAAGATCGGGCAAAACTTGCTAAGCCTTTACGTGGCCCCCTGTTGCAAGCGTCTTGACCAGATGTTTTTGGGCGCCGGAATCGCATTCAGCCCTGAGATGGTTGTTCGGGATTATCTCGATCTGGAACCTGAGGGACTCAGCCCTCAAGACGTCGATCGAATCGTCGCCGAGGTTTTTCGGGTGTACGACGTCCGACTGATCAAGTGATCGGAACCCTGACGCGAATATCGCTCCATTTTTCATGGAAACCGCTGCAATTCTGGGACTGCTCCTCCTCGTCGTGAGCGAGGTCCTCCCCTATACCCCGCTCAAAGGGAACGGGATCGTCGAGCAGGTTTTGGCCATGGCTCGCGAGGTATTCCCCCATAAATCCCACACCGACAAATGAGCTCGCGGGTCTTCACCTGGCAGGAGCTGCTTCAGGCGCTGACGGTCGAAACGATCTGGCGCCTGTGGAATTCAGGTAAATACAAAAACAACAGATGGCTCAAAATGATCGTCAGCAATTGGCTCGACGTTTGGGCCGATTGGCGCACCGATCTAGTCATGCGCGGCGTGGATCACCAGACCGAACAGCTTCGAATGCAATGGGACGCTGATGACACATCGGCCGACTTCAAATTCACGGAGAAAAAAGAGGGCGCGACCCTGCTTGGCGGAGAGATGAGGCTGAGAGCCCCCTACATGGACCGAGAAGAGCCTTAGGAGGGTTGTTCGTGTAAGAACAAGCACCCATAAAAAAGAGGCCCCTTCTAGGACCTCCTGGGCGTGTGTCAGGTTTCAAGCGTTCTCGTTGGTGAAGCAGTCGTCGGCGTTCCAGGAGATGACGCCCCAGGTGTGCTGTCCCTTCCAGATCTTGTTCATGCTCTCGGCGTTCTTGTCAGCCGCCTCGCGGTCGATGAAAACCATGCCCATCGAAACACCGTTCTTGGTGACTGAGTGGAACTGGCGCTGAGTGACGTAGGTCATCGGATTGGTTGCGTATGAATTAATTATGGGGCATGTTGCCCCATTTGTCAACTCGTGCAACTCAGATCTCCTGACCTCCCCTCTTGATCAGCTCGATATCTGCGTTGGTCGGGACCTGGCCACGGTTGCGGGCTGCGAAGAATGTCTCGGCCGCAGCTTCGGCAGTCTTGACGGCATGAACTGTGATCCAACCGAACTGGCCTTCAGGTGTCGTCCAAGTGACCGTAAACTTTTTCGGGGCCTTGCGAGGTTCGACGATGACCGGGCCACCCTTGCAGGTTGAGTTGGCGAGGTTGGCGGCCTTGAATGCTGCGAGCTCTTCGGGGGTGCGTTGGGTTGAGCGTGTCATCGGGTTGGTTGCTGTTGAATCAATTGTGGGGGCAAGGTGCCCCATCTGTCAAGAGGTGTAACTCAAGCAATCCGGCGGAAGAGCTCGGCCTGCAGTTCCTGTAGCTGCTCGATATTGCGGGCCTGCGTCAGGGGAAGCTTGAGACCTGCCTGGTGGCGGGTCGTGGCCTCGATCAGCTTGATCAAGTTCTCGGTGCGCAGGCGGGCGACGTAGGTGCTGTAATTGGCCATTGCATCAGGTGAGAACGATTTCGGTGTCGTGGCGGTAGACGTCAATGCCAGCCGTGGTCTTCAGGCGCCAATACGCGGCCGCCTTCTGCGCTGCCTGCAATGTGGTCTCGGCCTGGACAATTTGCTGGCCCTTGCAGACGTGAACAGCGGTGTAAAAAATGAGAGCCATTAGATCAGGGTTCGAATAGTGATAAGAGAGGGGTCCAGAAGGACCCGTTTGATCAGAAGCGCAGGCAGAGGTCAGTGATGCGCTCGCAGACCTCATTGAGCATGTCGCCGTAGCAACCGTCCAGTTCTTTGACGGTGGGCATTTGGAAGGTCTTTTTGTTCAGCTTGTAAGCGGTGATGTCGTAAAGATCAGTGCCTGTGTTGTAGGCGATCTGTAGGTGGGTGAGCTTTGCACCGCGTGGGCCGGCCTGCTTTTTGAAAACCATCGTGACTTTGTTGGCGTTGTCGTCGTAAACGATCTGCGCACCGGTAAGAGCACAAAGGGCGTTGACGCCTTGGCCGTTGGTCAGTTGCTCGATGGTGGTGGTGTTAGTGGTGTTCACTTGGCTTCTCTCGGGGACTCCTTAAGTATGGGGGCAAGGTGCCCCATCTGTCAAGTCGTGCAACTCAGGCAATCAAAACACGGTCTCGGAACTGGCGTTTGAGCTTCGACTCAATGTCGCCGGAGGTTCGGGCACCAGCGGCGAACCATTCGCTGAGCTGCTCTGCGGTCAGGGCGCGGGCGGCGTCGCGGATGAACGCCCACTGCGGCGCGGTGGGGTGGGTGTCTGACCAGTCTCTGAGGTCCTTCTCCATTTCACGAGCCAGGCGCTCGGGAGCCTTGGCGAATTTTGCCCGGAGCTCTGCGCGGCGCGCAGCCTTGGCAGCCTCGCGCTCGGCCTTGGCAGCTTCCTTTGCAGCGGTTGCGATGGACTGCTGAGGCTTCCCGGCCATGGGCACGCCTTGGCGGGTGCCTCTGAACTGCGGATAGATGGTCAAAACGCCGTTAGCGCTGTTCTCTCCGTAGCGGTAGTTCCACAGCATGTGGACATCGATGTGAAAGCGTTCGCCCTGGGCGGTCTCTCCGCAGACAACGCCCTCGATCAGGTTCTCCTGGCCTAGCTCGAGGCTGATCTCGGTAAGGGTCTCGCCTTCGCCGATGTTGCGGCAGACGCGATCTTCGAGGAGCACGGTGGCGTTCTTGACGGTGGCCTCGGTGATCTTCTGGATGGTGCGGAAATCAATGTCGGCAGATTTAAGCGTGTGGCCGAAGTAGTTCTCAATCCTGGCGGCAACCAGGGGGCCAAGCTTCCGGCGGGCTTCATATTCCTTCAGCCCGACGTACTGCTGAGCGGCCTCGGCCTGGCGGTAGCCCTGACCTAACAGGCAGGTGCGGATCCGATTAGTGAGGGCGGAGACGATTTCGGCGGGGGTGGTGAAAGCGGTCATTGGTCTCGTTCGCTGTCGATTTAATTATGCAGTGAATACCCTAGGCTGTCAACAGGTGCAACTCACGAGGGCTTGGATCCGTAGTGGAGATGGGTGGCGATGCTCGAAATCTCGCACTCCCCGTAGGCGCTGCAAACGCTTGCAATGGCCTGATCCATGTCCCTGGCTTCGATTACGGTTTCATACCTTTGGCCGTCACAGGTGACGCAGACGTCGTAAATCATGGCCAGAGAAAAGCTAGGATTAGGTTATGCGGGTTCGAACCCTTGCGTGATGCTGATACGAACCGAGATATACTGAGCCCATCAAGAGTTCACCATGGCAACCCTCGTAGACCGCCAGCTCAGGGAATGGATGCGCAATGGTGGGCTGAGCCCTGCTGACTATGCGCTCGTTAACCCTGCTTCTGTAAACCTTCGTATCGGAACAGCCCTGGTCGTCGAATCGCCAGGCGGCGGCACCTACGAGGTGGATATTTCAGGCCTTCACGTCGGCAACCCTTTCCTGGTCGACCCAGGCGAGTGGATCCTGACCCATACCCAGGAAGTCGTCATGCTGACCGACAGGATGGAGGCCGAAGTCTGTCTCCGGAGTTCTGCAGCTCGCGCCGGCTGGCAGCACGCGCTGGCCGGCTACATCGATCCGGGCTGGTCAGGCCGCATCACCCTCGAGTTCCAAAACGTCAGGAGGTTCCAGGTGCTCCCGATCTATCCAGGTCTCGAGCTCTGCCAGTTGCGCGTTCGTGCCCTGGACTCGGCACCTGATTCGAACTATTCGCAGACAGGTCGATATCAGGGCGACATGGGCGTTCAGGGGAATAAAGATCGCAGCCTGGGGGACTGAGCATGGCTGCAACCATGTGGATCTCGACCAATCAGATGGCCGAAATGCTCGGAGTCCACGAAAAAACTCTGCGCCGGATGAAGACAAGCGGGATGTTTGACGAAGGCATTCACTACAGGAAGAAGAACCCCTTCAGCAGCCGGGGCGTCTTTCTTTGGCATATCCAGCGAGTCGAATTACGTCTCGGCCTGATCTAAAGGCCAAGCACTTTGTCCTGTAGCAGATCAAATTTTTCTTGAGTGATCAAACCTTGATCGAGCAGGCCCTTCGCTTTGCGGAGCTTGGCAATGCCGTCGTCTTCTGCCGGTGCTTGAGGAATTACTTCGACAGGTGGCGCGGTTGCATCGATTAAAGACCGCAGTTTGTCCGCTTTACGTTCCTCGACGAGATAGCGCTTGGAATGAACGGATTCGCTGTGACCCATCGCCTCGGCTTTCGCTGCGGTACTCCAAGCTGTCAACCGCTTAGCGCGTAGCGCCCACATGTGACGAATCGTGTACGCCTGAACCCGTCCTTTTTTTGGAGCCTTCTGCGTCTGGCCCCGCTTCATCGTGAAGTCGATCCGTCCGAACAGTTTCACGGGCACCTCCATATCAGGTTTGGTTTTATTATTTAGCCAGTGAGCAACTTTGCTACCTAGGGCGCGATTGTTCGCATAGATAGTTTGGCCATCTGATAGCTCGATCGTCTTAATCTTGTGGCGATCAAGAAGCTCTTCGTGCCACCCCTTGATCACCTCCAGGTCGCTTAACTTCCATCGGTCGATCAATTCAGCAGGACAAGCGACTGCGAAGCGAAAGCCTGTTTTCGTCTCTTCATCTCCCTCAAATGTCCCCACTTCGATGACATTGGGAGTGCAAATGTTTTCGACATTCACCTCGCCGGGGAAGGAATTAATGTGCCAAACCTCGTGAGGGCGAAGGCCGAAGGTGTAGACGAAAGCAAAAAACTTTCCCCGAAAAGGATCGAGTTCCATTAGCTGATCAATCCAATCGACAGCCTCTTCATCGGTAGGCATGAATCGAGGCGCTGCCGGAGCTACCCCCGCCTCGCTGCGCAACAGTTTTAACTGAGCTTTGAGCGCTGGCGTCGCGGCGGCGATGCCCCGCTTGCTCATGTCGTAGACAATTTGCTTGGCGTCGGCGAAACCCGATCGGCTGTACTCCCTCGCCTGTTTCGGTACGGCCGGATTTAGGTAGTTCAGCTTTAGCGACTCGACCGTGTAAAGACCAAATTGCTCGAGGTGCTCTGTCCGCACCACCGTCTGTGGAGTGAAACGCTTCGAGAAATAGCCGCCCTCTCCCATGACGCCGAACGCTCCAAGTTGCTTCGAGAGCTTGCCGCCTGGGGCGAGGAGCGGCCTGTAGAGCTCAAGGATCCACCCCCAGGTCTGCTGACTTCCCTTGGGAGCAATATCGGGATCGAGCTCAAGGCTGGCCAGGTGAAGAGTGCTGTGTCTCTTTTGGGCTTGTTTCTCCCAGCCCAGCAAGGCGGTGGTCAGTCGCTCGAGGTCGCCAGGCTCATCAACGCGAAAACTGCGAGCTGGTCGAGACTTACCTCGGTCATCGCCTCGCGTGCCTCGGACGTAGTAATGATTTACTCGTCTCTCTTCTCGGATCCGCCACCTGCATCCCACGGCCGCAAGCTGCCCATTGGCTTGGTCGAGCGGTCTCTTTGAGGCTGCCATCTGTGGCCTTTCAGCTTTTTCAGTTTACCGGAGATGTGGGGAGAAGAATGGTGTGACTCGTTCACCCCAAACTGTCCGGAACAGGGTTTTCGAGGCCATATCTGTACGGCTTCGAACAGGCAGGCGAGGCCCTATTCGTTTCCGAACCCGCCAGTCAGGCATTAAAAAACCCCCTATTTCCAGGGGGTCATGGTGAATGGGTCGCCTGAGATTCGAACTCAGGACCAGCCGGTTAAAAGAGGGCTTTGATTCGCTTAGATCCCAGTCATAGACTAGGGGTAGTTTTAAAAGTCTCCCCATAAGTCTCAACACACTATCCCCCTCCCCATCTCAACAGGACTTCACATAACAGGGTTCCCAGGTCAAAACGGAGAGGCTCGGAACACTGAGTCGAAGTGATTTCACAGCCCACCATGGCCCAGCCCACCTACTACGACTTAGCCGGCAACGTCGTCGAGTTTTACCACCCAGCCGATGCCCTCGAGGCTTTAGAGCTCGGCGCTATCACGACCAAGAAAAACGGCGTCGATGAGGCCCCCAAGAAAGAAGAGCCAGTCGTCGAGGAAGTGAAGGAAACTCCTGCTGCTGAGCAGGTCGAAGAGGCGCCCAAGAAGAAGGCCCCGCGCCGTCGCTTTTCTGAGTAGTGGAGAAAGTAGAGAGCCCTATTGGCAGCAATGGGCGAGTCAAGCGGCTGCCCATTAGCGATCAGGAAGTAATGATTCGATGCTTGCGAAATGCGCCCGAAGGTATCGACAAAAAACAGGCGCAAAGACTCATTCGAGAAATTGGGGGCTAAGTCCCCTTTTTCATTAATTGAAGCCGGAAACCTTGGTTAACTGTCTTCAGTCCGTGTTACCTGAATTCGTCATTGCTGCTGTTTGTTCTAGTGTTCTCGGTTGGGGCGCTTTTACATTTAAGAGAACGGAGGAGGCCAGAGCGGTCGCAGAAACGGCCTTACAAAAAATTGATTCTGTTGAGCTTAAGGTAGCTGAGGATTACATCACGAAGCACGATTTTGAAGGTGCAATGAATCGCCTCTTCGACAGCATGTCGGAGATTAAAAAAGACGTTAAATATTTATCAGAGCGGATGGATTTTCACGTAAACGATCAAGCGGTCGAACTGAGAAGACTTCGAGAGCAGCAGGACCGCAGGTGGCGTTAAGCGGCTGACGATCTGATCGGAACCCTGGCGTGATTCGGAGACGACCATGGCAGCCGACAACTCGATCTCTCTGGTTAATGCGGCCACCTATTACAAGGGTGAGCCCCATCAGGTCCAGGCCTTCGAATACCTCGAGGACCTGCTAACGCTCGAGGAGTTGGATGAGTTCGCACGTATCTATAGGAACGGTCTCGAGTCATCCGATCGCGTCCTGAAAGTGCGCCACATGATCCAGCTCGACAACGGGCCTCATGGATATAGGCAATGCTTCACAACTACTTGCGCGATGCTGCTCGAGTACCTGCGCCCAGGGACTCTCAGCGGCCCTAACGGCGATCTCGAATATCTGGAGACCGTCGAGCATTACGGAGATACAACGGATTCGAGCGCTCAGATCTCAGCGCTCCGCTCTTACGGATTAGACGTCGAATTCGTCACCGATGCAAGCTGGGAAACGCTCGAGGATCAGATCCGTCAGGGCTTCCCCGTTCCCTGTGGCTGGCTGCATAAAGGCCATGTCTCCTCCCCTTCGGGCGGCGGTCACTGGTCCTGTGTGATTGGCCTTGAGGGCGAGTCAGCGGTTGTGAACGATCCCTTCGGTGAAGCCAACCTCGTGGAGGGTGGCTACGTCGATACCTGGATCACGGCAGGCCAAGCAGTTCGATACAGCGAGAAAAACTGGGGAAGGCGCTGGCAGGTCGAGGGACCTGGGACGGGGTGGAGCATCATCGCCCGCTGACCCGTCGGAACACTCTGAAGAACTTGGCCAGGCCATGACCCGAAGAATATCGCCCAAGTGTTTGGCCGGTTACGATATAATTTGCACAGACCTGGGCCGCCTAGAGCGGAATGAGCAGGGCAGGAGGGCGGATATTCCCGAGCCGATTCTCACCACCTGCGTCGAATCTGACGGCTTGTGTTGGTGGGTTCGGCCCATAGGCTTCAGCTTTTCACTCACGCTAAAAGTGAGTAAGGTGCAGAACTTCTGGGCAGGTGAAAAATTTGAGTAGGGGCGAACTCAAGGGGCGACTGTGGTTTGAGACCTCTGGCTCAGGTCGAGATGTCCCCTACTTCTGCCGAACCCGCTTCGAGGATGTTGTCGTTGATATACCGAAAGAGCTGGAGCCAAAACCCCGAGAGGATCAGATGTCGATCCTTACCGAGTTCGGCGAAACCTTCGAGCCTTAGCTCACAGGCAACAGCAGAACTCGCCATCTTCGAACATGCGGACACGGAAGCCGTAGCCGTCGTCGAACAGGTCGAAGCTTTCGGACTCGAGAGCGGTCTCGATTGCCATGGCTAGCAATGCCTCGGCTTTGGCCTTGGACTCGTAACGGAAGCGGGTGGAGCTTTGTTCGATCTGGGAGAGGTCAAGCATCGGTCTGTGTCCGTCCAGATCAAAAGTTGGTTTTGTTGGCTTTTGCTGCTGCCTTGCAAGCCTCGATTTCGTCTTCCGTGAGCTGCTGAGCTATCCCCTCAGCAATCCCAATTAGCTCATTTTTCAATTCCTCTGTAGGGGCGTTGATGGCTAGGGTCAGGGCCTCCGTTAGGGCTTCGTTGTTGTTGGTGATGGTTTGGGCCATTGGTTCGCTTGATCTCGACTTTTTAAGTATGGGGCATGTTGCCCCGTTTGTCAACTCGTGCAACTCAAAGCACGTCATCCCATTCGAGGCGAACACCCATCGGATTGTTGATGGTGATCCGCTTGACGCCGTCGCCGCCCCAATATCCGAGGGTCTGGCTGATGGTGCCCTCCCCCCACTGCTCCTGTCTCCAGGTCAGATCGATTAGAGCGTCAGCCAGCGAGGCCCAGCAAAGCTGGTCAGCAGGGACGCCGTGGACTCTCAGGAGAACCTCCTCCATGGTGCTGAACACCTCCATACCCACCGAACAGTTCAGCGTGTAGCCCAAGATGCGAGTGTCGGCTGTATCTGTCGAGAGCATAAACATCGGGCTGTCCCCCTGAACACGTTTCAGTTATAAACGTTCCTACCCCAAAGTGTCAACTCAAACCGTTTCGTTTCTCAAGGCGCTCGAGTTCAGCCAGCCTCTTCGCCCAGGTGTCGCCCGTCGCGACGTGGCGCATTGGGTTGATGCACTCGTCGTTCCCATACGGAATGCAAACCAACCCGGCCAGGCCCTCAGCTCTCCCGACTTTGCCGGTTGCCCACCTGAGGTGGTAGCCACCCTCACCGTTTGGGAAAAAAGTCGCCCCGCACTTATTACACTTCTGACAGTCCATCGGGTAACTACGGAGTCAGGGAAGTATTCCCAATAAAAAAGCGCCCCCGAAGAGGCGCCTTTTTGTTGTTGTTGTTCGGATCAGTACAAGGAAACTTGCACAGAACCTGCGCTCAAACTGGTCGTGTCGAGGACGACAGAGGTTGCGTCGTAGACCTCAAAGCGTCCACGCTCAACGATCACTTTGCCGCCGCCTGAAGGTGCGGCGATCGTGGCGAGAACGGTGCCGACCTGATCGGCTACGGAAACGGATCCCGCAGCGTCGGAGGAGAAATAAGCGCCGATGTTCAGGCCTTGTGCCTTAGCGCCGCCGGTCAAAGACTTGGCCACTCCGTTAGCGAGAATTGTGGCCTCGTCGACAAGGAAGCCTTGCCGCTTCATCATGCCGGTAGATTGTGCTGCCATTTTTTTGGTTAGCGAAAGAATGTAGGGATGGGGTAGTGACGTCTACCCCGGACGGATCAGGAAGGTGATCAGGCGACAGCGGCCAGAGTTGGGTCAACCTTGGCGAGGCGTGCGACAGCATTTCCACGAAGCAGAGCTAGTCCGCAATACCACTCCATTCTTGTGACCATCTGAGGGCGGTCGGTGGCTTCTCCGAGGTCGCGGACCTCGATGCCGCCGTTCTGGATGCCGGTCAGAGCGGTGTCGCCGAATGACGCGATGTAGACGGAAGAAGTGCTGTTTGCTTCAGTAGCGCCCAGGATGTCAACGTTCTTCTCGTCGCGGTCCACGATCAACACCGGGGTATCAGCGTACATAGTGCGCTGTCTCCCAAGCTCGTCGGTACTGATATGTATGCCACCGTTGACGCCAGAATCGCGGGAGCCGGCGGTCAGGGCACGACGCATCTGCTTCGACATGACCAAGTATTTTTGGCCGCCAGTGGCGTCGACTGCGTCGAGGGCCTCGTCCAAAGCTGCGAAGCTGAGGGCGCCGGAGTTGCCGGACTGATTGGCGATGTACTGGCTGGAGGTTGCAGCGATACGGGCCTGCAGTCCATCGAACTCGAGGCCGTTAGAGGCAGCTTCGGATCCTTTGATAAAGACTTTCTCGAAGTTGTGGCGCATTGCTCTCACGCGGGCCTGGATGTTCCATGCACGGGCCTCAGGACCTTCGAGGGTCAGGATGGCCTTGTCAACGCGCAGGTCGCCGCCATACAGGTGGAGAGCCTCGCTTTGCATCGAGATCTCGCCGTAGCTCTCGGTGAGAGTTCCGTTGACGTGGCGAAAGCCGACGTCAGGCAGAGCCTCTTCGCGCCGGAAGCGGATGCTGTTCCCTTCGATTGAACGGAAGGGAAGAACTGAAAGGAGGTCGCCAGCGGCGAGCTCGGAGATGATTGCAAGCTGCTCGCCTGTTGTGGCGAACTGGCCTTGCTGTAGCAGGGTTAAAGACATTGTTCTGAGTTGTCAGAGTGACATTGAGTTGGTGATCTGGGAAGTTCGGAACAGAGGCGTCACACCTCAAGGGGTCCGTTCTGCCCAGGCCACCGAATCGGCGTCGCACCGAATCAGAACCAGGGCATCTTCCATCTCGTGATTAGGGTTCCGAGAGAGTGCCGAAGTTGGCGCAAGTGGCCCACGTCAACTCCCGAACTCACTCGTTTTTTGGGCTTAGCCCTTCTTGTTGCCGAACGAACGGGCGAAGATTTCGCTAGTGCTTAGACCTTTGAAATCACCCATAGTCCCTGTGTCGCGACGCTGTGAGGGGTGATTGGTTGCCCCGGTGCCGTAGCCCTGTTCGGGCTCAAAGCAGAAGCCGAGAAAGTCATCGCTTTTCCACTGGCTAACCCACTCTTTTGGGTCGATGCGCTTGCCTGACTCATCGTCGAGCAAGGGGTCGCCGTTGGGGTCGATGACCGTAAATGAGCCGTTGTCTTCTAGGCGTAGGCTTTTGCCGACAGCGTCGAACGCTGTATCTAGGAATCTTCCGCCCTTACCGCCTGCAGCGGAGAAGAGTCCCTCGAACGCCCGGTGGCGATTCATGTGGCTGATCTGCCCTTCGAGCTTGCGCTCACGGACGGCCGCCTCTTGACGCATCGACTCGAAGGCCTTTTGGCGATCGAGCTCACGAGCTTCGAAAGTGGCCTCAGCCTCCGCACGGCGTGCAGATTCTTCCTGAAGCCTGTCGTAAGTGGCCTTATCGATGCCTTCCAGGGATTGCAGCTTGGTGGCTGATTCCTTGAGGGCTTTCTCTTGTGCTTTGCGAGCGTCGCGCTCGGTATGTAAAGCCTTTAGCAGTTTCGAGACCTCCTCCTTTGAATAGCTGTCTTGTTCAGTGGAGGGGGATGCGTCGACTGTTTCGGCGGTTTCAACGCCAGCGTTGACGTCGAGATTGAGATTCTCTTCGGGCATGGTGCAGACGGGGATCACCCCCGGCAGAAAGTTGCCCCCTATGGTTCCGGCCAGTTAGAGTGCGAACCCTGATCAAGTCGGATCACACGTACTAGCCAAAGCGAACGAGTGAACGACACTGGTCAAGATCTGGCCGCCGTATTCGTCGCCAACGCTGTAAGGGGTAACGCCTGCCGCGACAAAGGCCGTCCCATCAAATACCTGTATCTGATCATCGATGACGCGAGAGCCGCCGCCAGCCACTCCGCCTTGAATTGTGGGGTAGAAAGTCGTTACCGTTGCGTTCCCTAGCCGACTGCTGAGGCGTGACGTCAAGGTCCCGCCAATGCCGGCAGGGCAAGGCGTATCTATAGGGAAGCAGTCGCACACTTCCGGCACGAACTGCTGACCGGTCGGGCAGGGCTGCTTGAGGTCGTATGCCAGCCCCTCATTAGGTCCAGTCAGGCAGCGAGCCTTGACCAGACATTGATCCATTGGCGCGGGGTTGATAGCCATCGATCAGCGGCTCCATTTTTTGAGGGGACAGAGCATGTCGGGGTCGCCAGCAATAAACGTCTTGGCCTCCATAAAGCAACCGCACTCACTACAGCGCTTGTCTTGCTTGCGAAATGCCGAGCAAGCCTTACAAATGTCATACCGCTCCTCTCTGACCTCACGGCTGACCTTGCCGTTGAGGATTCCCTGCAGCGCGGTCTTACCCAGACCTCTCGCCAGGCCTGCCACCGTTGCCTTGATCTTGGGATCGGCCTTGTGTTCCTTGGCGCCCCTCATCCCTGGCCCGGCCACATTGCGCTGTTTCGGCCAAGCAGAAACAGGACCAGTAGGCAACACGCCAGCGCTTCTCAGGTCCTCGACGGAGTTGATCATTAAGCCGGCTTGATCTGTCGGCCTATGGTTCCGATCAGAGCGCCGCGATCCTCGACTGAAAGTCGGCGAAATCAGAAGCAGCCGCCACCTCAGTTTTCAAGCTGCTCAGGCTGATGAGCTGATCAGGAACCCACTTCGATGCTGCTGCGTCGTAGACGATCGCGTCACCATTAGCTACGCCCGTAGTGTCGACATCGAGTAGTTCATTCAGCTCACTCAGATATGCACCGCGTCCCTCGATGGGTACGACGTCAACGGTGACAGTGATTGCGGTTGCAATTGTCTCCAGGTTCGTCACGCTCACGTAGAGCTCGCCGGCTGCGCCTGGCTCAGAGTTTTGATAGAGAATTGCTGGAGTGATCTCTAACGTCTCAGCGCCTGCGGTGACCACCTCCATCAACACGCCGGAGCTAGCCAAGGGAGTCGAACCTTGCTGCCTTGACGAGTCGGCTGTTCTCGCTGCTGTCGTGCTGTAAAAAATTACGCGGGCCGCTGCTGAGGTCGAGATCTTTGTGAACTGGCCAGATCGTGCGGTCTGCTTAAGCGTTAAAAACTCTGATGCGTTCGTGGCCAGCGATGCCGACTCGACACTTAGGCCCTTGATCCGAGCTGTCCCCTCTGCTTCGTATAGGGAGCGTCCTTCGATAGGGACCACGGTGGCCGTGACGGTGACCGCTTGAGTTGTCGCGTCTTGGTTGACGACTTTTGCGTAGACCTCGGCGCCTTCGTTGACGTCGTCGTTGAAGTAGAGAACAGACGGCGTGATCAGAACGGTCTCAGCCTGATCGGTGAAAACCTCCATCAGTACGCCGACGCCCTGGGCTGGGTTCTCGTCTGATGCTCTTGCTGCGTCAGCAGTGCGCGCAGCCCTGCTCGAATAGAAGACGACCCATGAGGCGCAGCTTGCCTCGATTTTCAGGAACTGCCCAGCCCTGCCGGTCTGACCAAAGGTGGCGTCTTCTGATGCGTACTGAGCGAGCGCTGCTGTGGTGATTTGTGGATCACTTGTTCTGACTGATCCGTCACTGGCGCCACTCGATCCACTGATCTCTTTGATGCTGCCGTCGGTGTGCTTGACGAACAGCTTGCCGTCGGCGGTGTTAACTGAAATCTCGGAGACTTCGAGGTCTGAGGCCGTGGGGACTTCACCTGATACGGAGCTCTTTTTTGGTTTGATCCGTGCGATGAAGTCCGCCATAAGCCCGTCAATCTCGGGCTAGGGTTCCGGTCAACCGCTGCCGAAAGTGCCTCCAGAGACTGCGGTGTAACCGCTGATCGCGAACGCCCTGACAGTCACTGAGACGTTATTGAGCGCGGCTGCTGTCGAGGGGTTGCGAACCACTGCATAGATCGACTCGGAGATGAGTCCCTCCGAATTGAAGTAGTTGGTGCTCGGCGTTGTCAGCACTGTTGTCGATGCGGGGATAACGAACTCCGCAAGGACTCCCGACCCTTGTGCAGGATCTTCCTCGAGGCTTCTTGCGGCGTCCGCGGCCCTTGTCGCTACTGATGAATAGATAGTCACCCACGCTTCAGCGCCTGCCTGTATATCGATCAACGTTCCAGAGGTGCCCAGGTCGATGAAGGTCAAGAAACCATTCGCATCGGATACCTGTGTCTCAGTTACGGACTGGCTGATCGCTGATCCGGTAGCGCTGCCAGAGCTGAGGACGGACCCAGGGACCCACTCCGTGCCGTTCCACACAAGAGCCTGGCCCGCGGTTGGGGCGGTTGACGAGACATTGGCGAGCTCTTCGATGTTCGACGAGGCCAGGTCGACGCCAGCGTTTAAGACATAGATGATCCCCTTCATCAACGGGTGAGCCGTGCATCGGTAGCCAAGGGTTGAGGGTGCATCCATCGGCACCGTCCAGTTCAATTCGCCCAGGGCCAGGGGCTGACTCTCTACAGCTCCGGCGGTGTACTGGGTAACACCATCGGCCTCGACCAATTCGAACGGATGGCCAGAGATTGTCTTATTAAACGTGTACTTTTGACCGCGCACCACGTAAAGGGCCGGGTTGCTTGTCGTAGTCGAAAAGCCTGAGCCGGTAAACCCGTAAGCAATGACCCCAACGTTTGTTACGTCCCAAACAATCGCAGGGGATGCTTCATCAACTCCGGGCTCGATCCAGGAGAGGACCCCTGATCCGTTAGTGGTGAGCACCTCACCTGTTGCCCCGTCGTCAACGGGGAGCGTATAAAGAACGGTCGCGTTGTAGTTCGCGGGTGAGGTGAACCCAATGAACCCAGTGCCTGCCGTGTCCTCGAGGACAATCGCCTGCAGTCCAGTGGCAGTGAACGCCCCGTTTGAGAAGGTGACATCAGCCAGGTCGTCGAGCGAGACCGCAATGTCATTCGGCACCCAGGCGCTGCCGTTCCATAGCAATGCCTGACCTGTCCCCGGTGTGCCTCCATAAGAGACGTCCGAGATGTCATTCAAAACTGACGTGCTCAGGTCTGTGACGCTGGCTCCAGGAACCCACATCGAGGCCGCTGAGTTGTAAATTAACGCGCTGCCGTCGACTGGTAACTGAGTGCTCAGATCGACGTCGCTCAGTTGGCCCAGATCATTGTTCGAGGCGCGAGCAATCCAAGACAGCTCACCTGTTCCGTTAGTAGCGAGCACGTCGCCGACGTCGCCATCTTCTTGGGGCAAGTAATAGGTCTGATCTTCAAGGACCGTGGAGGGCATCTTGAGTGAGATGTAGTGACCTGTCGCAGGGGTAGCGAAAGAATCACCAGTCTCGAAACGGAGTTCGGGTCTGTTGGTTGTTACATCAGGCTTGCCGCGTAGGCGGAAGAAGTTGACGTCTGAGCGAAGGTCAACACCACCACCACGGCTAACGAAGATCTCGGATCCCGTGTCGTCAGAGTCACGAATAGCCGAAAGGCCAAGACCTAATCGGTCGTGGTCGTACATCACCTGATAAGTGATATTTGACGCGAGCAGAGGGCTGTCAAAGACCAGGTGGCCCATGTCCTCCATGGTCACCACCGCCGGCAAGGTATTGGCTGCCTGAGTTTTAGTGACGTCCGCAAGGTCACCGATTGAGTTGCTCGTGATGTTTGCCGGTGGGCCAACCTCATTGCGCCACTGACCGGACCTGTAAACCAGGACATGAGATTCGACAGGGCTGGTTATAGTTACATCGCCGAAAGAGTTGAGAGAGAACGTCGACAGGTTTGCCGCTGAAAGATAACCAGCGTCATTGGTGAAACTATTTAGAGTTAGGTCGTTGTTGAAATCGCTTAGGTCTGCAGGTGCATCAAACACCTCAGTGTATTCAAGAGTTCTCGGCTCCCACTTGGCGTCGATCGCATTCCATGCCAACCAGGTGTAAGTGTTTAAAACGCTTTGACTTACGTCGGCGAACGTTTTGACATTGAGAAGTTCGTCGAGATTGCTTCCGCTGATATTTGCCGGTGGCTGAGCAATGTTTTCGAACTGACTATTAGCGTCGTTCCATGCGAGGACGTCGCCCTGTTGAATCGAGGTAACAACAACATCGGCCAGGTCAACGACGTTGTAGAGACTTAAATCCAGGTCTTGTGTCAGGTCGCTCAGAGCTGCAGGGGCATTGCTCAGATCGGCGTAATCGAGGCGCTCTGATTTCCAGCCGGTCAAACCGTCGTGGCGGATCACATATCCCGTGCCCGTAAGGGTCGTATCGACGTCGGTGTTTTCGATCAGGATCGGGCTGTTGATCCAATTAGAGGTCGCGACATCCCACGTAATCGTTTCGCCTTGAGTCAGCGAGGCGACTGCCGCGATGGTGACGTCTCCAATATCTCCAAGGTTGTTGCCAGTGAGGCTGAATGCTGGAGCTGGTGAGTTCTCCCAGGCGCCCTCCGTGGCGTTATAGACAAGCGTTTCGCCATTACCTGGGATTGCGTCGATGCCCGTGTCGAGGAGTGTCCTGAGCGTGTCTAGGGGTTGCTGTACTGGGTCGTCGTTTGGAGCAGAGGTGGGGACTGTGAACTGACGCAATCCCCGAAAAATGGCGTTGCCGGCATACAACGTGACACCATCAAGCCTGCCGTTGAATCCGAAAAACTCTGATCCAGGAAATACGTCGTTGTCATTGATCTGAAGAGCTCCACCGAACTCGAGACCCGAGGGCATCAAGATCCCTGAAGTTCCTGAGTCGCCGTAATTGACGGGGCTGTCGAGGATGTTTCTTTCTTTCAGTTCGCCGTCAATGAAACAGGAGTAAACCCCGCTGCCCTCGTGCATGAAGGTGATGTAGTGCCAGTTGTTGTCACAGACACCAGTCGCAGCAGAAGTGACGATCTCGCCTGTGGAGGGGATCTGAGGGATGGTGCTTTCTGTCGCGCCGTACATGCCACCCAGGCCAAACACGATCGCGCCCTTAGCCAGGTCCGCCGTGCGACTTGTGTCCGTGCCGATCCCGCCCGTGTCAGTTGTGCCACCATCAATCGTGACAGTGAAAGCTCCAGGTCCATGGACATAGTCTCTCGCCGAAACAACTAGCAGGCTGTTTGGGGCGGGGTCGAAGTGGCTGTAAAAGTCAAAAGTAAAATCGCTTTTAAACCAGAAGTTAAATGTCCAAGTTTCGCTCCCTAGGACAGGCACATTCTCGGCCTGGATTCTCAGGGGATTGATTCGTGGGGAAGTGCTGCCGGCAATGTGTTTATAACAGTTGCCAAACTTGCCGCTGGGGTCGAAAGGATATCCGCCGACAACATATTCATACGGCGTATCGGTGCCATCTTCCTCAAAATTCAGCTTGATCGATGGAGTGGTCGCTCCAACATTTGCCGAAACGCCTACAACTACTGGAGTATTATTAGCATCAAGAGTGAGTAGTTGAGCGCTGCCAATAGATCTTTGAACTACAAGTTCACCGCCGATGATTGGGTCTGAACCGATCACGGGATCGACAGCAGTTCTTACCGAACCGGCAGGATCTGTGCTGTTTTTCTGGACAATACGATCAGGAAAAACAGCCACAGAAACTATTCACAAGCTGCCTTATCTTTCCGATCTTCAGTCGCTGCAGATGTTGTATCCAGCCGGCCCAATGCGCTTGAGACCTTTCTGGCAGTCCAAGTGCTGAGCGACCTGACCCCCTTGAACCGTGACAGCGCAGTGAGTGTGCCAGCGATCGCAGACGGCATCTTCTTTTGTGACGTCCGTTGTATGGACTAGCGCAGGGGTGACACCTTGAGGAGCCGCGAAAGTCGCGCCCTGGAAGTGGCAGGCGTCGATGACTTGCCAAAGAACTGCGGGGACGCATTTCTGGCCCGGCCCGCAACAAGCGCCATTGCAGGGATTGTCGCAAGGGGTGTCGCAGCCTTCGTCATAAACACATCTTCCGTCAGCCCCGCAGGTGTGGCAGTCAGGGCAATCATTCTCACAATTGCAATCACACTCCTGACAGTCGGGGTCGTCTGCCATCTTGCAGATCCTCAGGAAGATGGTTTTGCCACCTGTCGCCCAAAGGTTTGTGGGATCGGTTCCGTCCTCGCATTGACCGCCAAGTGAGGCGTTCAGCGTTCCCGTGACTTGGCAGCGGTAGCCGTCAGGGCAGGTGTGGGTCCCGTTGCATGAAACCTTTTGAGAGGTGCAGTAACAATCGAGCTCGCACTTATTTCCGGGATCCGCCTTGCAGGAGTCTTTCTGGGGTGGGCAGGATTTATCTTTTCCCTCGACGCAATATTTTTGATAAGTGGCGGCGCGGCACGCAGATGGGCAGGCAAGCCCGGTGGCGTAATGCTCCTGCGTGTGGAAGCCTTGGTATTGAGTTCCGCAGGGGCAGGTGACGAAGCAGTTGCACTCGTCATTGCACACCCCGACACCAGCCTTGCAGTCGCCGGATGGTCTTTGACATTCTTCGCAGTCAGGGCAGCCAGTATTCCCTGGCTTGCACCAGCAAGGGCCGTCGTCAGCCTCGCGGCACAGGCTGGCAAAGCATTCACTGCAATCGCCACACGTCAGGGGTCGGCCAGTAGCTCCGCTTGTGCAGTTAGGGGCCAGTGAACCGTGTGACTTAAACCACGAATCACAGAAGTCATTGCACTCTTTTTCTTCGAACTCGCACGGCTCGCATTGCGGCTCTCCGGTTTGGCCTGCGCCATGGCATCTGTAGATAGGCGTTCCGCAGCAGCCAAAGGGCTCCTCTCCTCCGTCTCCACATGTAGGCCCAGTGGCGCACCCCTTTTCTATGCAGTCGTCTCCAGGGATGTCACCACTGCAGCCCGCGCTTGGCGATCCGCCGCCGCTTGACGACCCGCCTGGAGAGGCGCCGTCACCTGCGGCCGTAGTGCTGGTCGAATTGTTGGGCACGCATTGCCCGCCGGAACAACTGTGATCAGCGCCGCAATCTGATGCCGTCTGGCAGTTGAAAGAGCCGGTCTCGGTCTCGAAAGAATTTCCCTCATATCCCGTACTTTCTAGGCTGCCCGAATCGGTGAGCCTCTCGTAGCTGAGGCGGCGATCGCGAGCGTCGCTTTCTAACCTTTGGTTCTTGTCGAAGAATTCTCTTAACCCTCCATTTTGCCCCCACACCATTGCCTAAGACGCGATCAGGTCCGCCTAGGGTGCCGACGGTTATGGGTTCCAGGGTCCGCCGGTCTGAGAGTTGCTGATCCCAGTTCTGTGCTGAATTGTTTTCCACTCCAGAGTCCCGCTGATATCGACCGCGACAAATATCTGAGCAATTTTGACTCCAAACTCTTCGCTAAATAAAACGATCATCTCGCCCTCAGCGATCGGGTCCTGGCTCTGCGGCTGAAATAGCCCCTCAACTCTCACCAGTCGATTCTCATTTAAAGGGGTCTTAGTAGAGCGCGGGTATAGACCGACCACCTCGCTCAAAGGCTTGGTATAGACGTGCGTCAACGTGCCGTGAGCGAGTGTCTCGCGAGGGTCTGGCATCAGCCGACCTCTCGCCAGAAAGTGCCCCCGGCAGAAGCCGTCCAGAGCTCTACTTTGTCGGTGCCAGGGTTGTAGTAACCAATCAACTCCCCAGGGGTTCTCGGCGGATTAAGTGCCTCTGTCGGATCTGGCCGCGCAGAAACCAGCGCCAGGACAACTCTGCCAGTTTGCTGGATCGGAACTGAGCCGAATGACGTTGAATTGATTGGCATGGCTAGAACTTTGCGTAATAGACGCCTTGGGCGTAAGTGAGCTCGACTTCTGTCCCCTTAGGCAGCGACATAAAGCCGATGGATCTGGTTTTGTACTGCTTGCCCTTGTAATCAACAATCCCCACCCCTAAATCATCGAGCTTGTTCCAGTAGCCGGTCACGCTGCCTTCAAAGTCTCCGCGAGGAGCTGACCCCTCAAGCCTTCTTTCAAGCTCGATCAGTCGAGCGGTTTCGGCGGTCTTAATTGTTTTTTGAAGTAAATCCATTAGTCAGCGAATCCAAAAAGCTTGAAGTCCCAATAGAAGGCCGCCTCATTGCCGGCGTCCAAGGTGACCTGAGTGTCGACAGGCGCAACGGTGATTAACTGCCCTGCCTCTGTGTTGCTGCTCACAGTGCCAACCAACATCTGAGCCAGCCCTGCTCCGGCCGCAACAGCGCCCGCCTGCTCCATCGTGGTTTCGAGAATGGTGACCGAGTCGCCTGTCTGGTAGTTCCGGCCAAAACGGGACGGCGAGAAAACAAACACGTTGTTGGCGACCGTGAGGTCAACTGTTAGGCCTGTCCCCGAACCATCCGTGACGGTAGGAAGATCGGTATAGACCCCATCGACTCCGACAGCAGGGTCAGTAGTAGCAGCGTCAAGAGCGGCCACATTTCCTGTGCCCCAAACCAGAGCGGCATGAGTGAAAGTGATTGCGTTGGCACTTCCGTCATGAGTGAAAACCGTGCCCTTAGTGGCTAAGCCGACGCCGTCATCTGTGTAAGCGGTCTGATCCTGCCCTTGGAAGACAAGCACTTGTCTTTCGTAGCCGTTGGCCTCCGCCACCTCGAAGCCGAGAAAGGTTGAGTCGACAGTCGTCCCAGGGCTGTAAGTGACCCCGTTCGCGTCGATAAGGATCCCCTCGACGTACTTGTTGACGAAGCGCTGATCAACTTGTGCCGAGATCTCTGCTGCGGATATTTTTGCAGTGATTGCCATGGGTTAGCAGCTTTTCTGTCGCTGTAGTGTTCCGGCCTACGGCTGAACAATGTCCGGGAACAGGACGTCGTCATCGATAACGACAAGCGCTTCATCAACGACCACGTTGTAGTGATGCGTCACCGGAATTGATCCATCGTTTTCGAGCGCTATGAGAGCACCAGGCCGAACGATGCGACCCCTGCAGAAAACCACCCACGTCATCCCGAGAGTGACGCTCTGGGGGCCAGGAGTTGGGACCCTGACGCCATCATTCCCTGAAGGATTGCAAAGCATCTTTGACGTGATGTAGACGTCGACGTGGAAGTTGAACCGCTTGTTTATGACGACGTCGCCGATAACTGACGGCTCATCAACCGGCGGAGGTGTTGGAGCTATCGGATCGTCCGCGGTCATGTCAGGCGTGGCGTTGCCTCGAAGGTTCGAAGGAATGGTCACAGTTCCAGACATGTCGGCAACCCAGATCCCATTCATGACAACCACACAACCACCTGAATCAGCGCCCCACGAGCAGGCGTCAGCCCTAAGCGCCATTAATTTTTGGCTTTTAGGGTCGTAATACCTGAAGGGCATATTTGGCGTCCAGCTCGCAGCCCAGGATTCACTTAGGGCTTCTCCGATTGACAGGCCTCGCGCATCACCCTCAATAAATCTGGCCAAGTAATCGCCGTAAAAATTCGCCGCGTGTTTAACGCTATTTGAGGAGTTGTAAAGCAGAGGAACGGGGATGTCCTCTTTGAGGATGTAGGGGCCTGCGCCATTGACATAGCCGCCAACCTGGCCGTGCATCTCGACGGTCGTCTTTTCTGTTGTGACAGAAGTGGTTGCAGCATTGAGCGAGTCAGGGCGAATCTCAGCCGCTACCGACGTCACTGAGCGCCTGATTTCAGATGTCTTGATCCCTTTCTTGGCGTCGATTGCTGCGCCAATGCCGCCCCCTCGAGAAACTGCGGAGGTAAACGTAGTTGTCTCCTGGATATTGGCGTTTTTCTCCTTTCGGAATTCTCTGATGACGATCTGATGCCTGTAAAGGCCGATGGCTGTAATTGCCAGGCCTTGATTGAAGTCTTGCGCGACACCTCTAACAACTCCCGACCTCCAGTCGTCAGGTTGCGCCGCCGCGAGCTTGGGCCTCCAAGTTGTGGTGATTGTCTTTCTTACCTCTGCTGATTTGCCGTAGATGTATTGGGTCTGCTGCTTGCCCAGAACGACTGTGTAGGTGCCGAACAAAGCGCATGGAGATGGCAGACATCTGTTCGCGTAAGTTGCTCCGCAATAAGCGAATTTGTCAGCAAAATATTGAGAATTCAGCTCAATCACAGGGCCTTCAATCTGGCTCTCTGTCATCGACGTTTGAGCTGCCGGGCCGTCGTAGGTAGTCGTTCGAACCTCTTTCCGTTTCGCTGGGATGTACTGAGGAACAGACTTTGTCTCATAGCCAACGCTGCATGGAGCAGGAATCTGTTTTGTTTGCTCCGAGCCGGGAATATTGATCGTTTCAGAAGGTCTGAACTGAGGAGGAATGGGAGCGTTTCCGCAGCCCGTCTGGATTTCCGGAGTCGTTATCGCAGGAATGGTGACCGGCCCGCCTCCCACGATGACTTTGATATCTACAGTTGCGCCCTTAATCCGCTCGAAAACCGTGGCCGGATATTTGATGAAGTAGTCAGACTCTGTTGTCACAGTGTCAACTTTGCCTTGATTGTTCTTTGCCCTTTCGTCGGTCGGGAACTGGTAGCTCAGCTCGATTTGATCCGGTATTGCTTCAGTCGCTGCTAAGGGTTGAACGGTCAGAGCTGTGACGCCGCGAACCGAGACGAACGATCCCTGCTGATAATTGCCATAGGAATCGCCGTCAAAGAACGTTGTCTGTTGAATAGAGCCATCGTTTGCCTGCCATATCAGGCCGCCTACAGCCGCAAGACTTGACGCAATGCCCTCAAAGGTTTTCGATGTTTCGTCTAGGGGGACCGCTTCGAATGGAAGCACTACAGAGTCGTTATCAAGCATTTTTGCCACGACCAAGTCGCAACCGACCTCAAGGGTGATCCGTTCGAGCTCTGGATCGTATGCAGAGCTGATGACATTTAGCCGGCCCCTTGGATGTAGTGCAGTGTTGCCGCTTGGGTATGTCACCTCAAATCGAACAGTGGACCCACGTTGAAAATCATCCCGCTCATAATCCTGCAGGTCTGAGCCTCCGACGGTGCCGAGAAGGATTGTCCCTGTCGTGGTCACAATTCCGTTTCTGTATGACGACGTATCAGACACTTGAAAAGATTCAAGCTGGTCGATGTATTCGGCGTCGTTTAGCTTTAGTGATGCTGGGCGAGTTGCATTAATTAAATAACTCATGGTCAAACCTCCGCCAATCCAAAGGAGGCTGTTAGGTGGTTTGGCCCTGTTCTGATGAACGAGGGAGGCGTAGAGAAAACTGCGCTCGAAGTCAACGTGTCGAACAGGGTTTCGTCCGTAATGCCTACGGCTGCCGCAAGGCCTGCGCTTCTGTCTGTATCCCACGCCTTAAACATGTCGTCGAGCTCTTTGGCGTCGGCTTCCGCGAGAAGGCCAGAGATGGCCCAGATGAATTTTTGGCGACCTGGGCGGCCTGTGATTATTTGCTGCCCAGATACGCCCCTAGAGAACTGAGCGGTGGATTCATAGGCCCTCGCTACCTCTCCGCCGCTAAATAGATCTATGACGACGTTGTAAGTCCCGCCGCCTGATTGTGAGGCATAAGCTACGCCGATCGCTGACATGAGGGGCTGACTACTGCCCCTAGAGTTCCGAAGTTTTGCCCTTGGCGAAGTCCTGGTAAGGCTTGGCCGCTCCAATAGGAGGCCGCGCAGTTCCCGATATCACGTTCTTTTTAAACTCTTCATCGACATCAATCAGCGCTAACCAAACCCGGTCAAACTCAGCCTTAGCCAACATCGCCACATCCTCCCCGTATTCGTTAAGGGCCACCCGAGCAACGGAATATGCGTAGGCGAGCGAACACTTCAGCTCATACTCCGACTGCTCGTCTAGCGGCAGTTCGCTAATACCAGGACCACCTCCAGGGCTCGCCCGTCTTGCGTCTTGCAGCATTTGCAGCGAGGACTCAGGGGATGAGAAATCAAACATTGAAAAGGGGCCTCTCGACCCCTCAGCATTCCGATCAGCGGAGACGGCGGCGCTTGACCTTTGTCAGTTCGACCATCATGTCGGACGCGGTTTGAGTGGTGTTCGCCGACTGGATCGTGACGTTGTTGGTGATGTTGTCGCCACCTGTTGCTCTGGCAATAGCTCTCAGCAGGTTACGGGTCTCGCTTCCGTTTGCTCTTTGTGCAGCAACGCCGCCACTCGCGTCAATTGCTGGGCCACCGCTGATCGCTGGGCCTGATGACGGAAGCATCAACCTTTCGGTCTGAGCTGCGTTGATGACGGTTCCTTTTGAGGGAGCCCTCCACTTACCGAAAGCAGGAGCATCGATGAGGCTGAGTTTGCCGGTCGATGACCTAAACGCCTCTTGTCCCAGTTCGTTCACGGTGTAGCGCTGACCAGCCGACACAGGACCACCTGTCCACCTATTGGGTTGTCCTGCGCCTGCTGCTTTTGCTGCTTTTGCTGCTGCTTCTGCCGCGCGCTGGACTCTTCCTAATTGCGTGACGGCGTTGCTGGCATAGGTGCTCCAGGCGGTGTCCCCCTCGCGGATGATGACGTCGGTTGTGTTCCCGATCGCTGTATTGAAATCCTCGAGCATCTCGTTGCGTCGGTTGTTGTACGCCTCTTCTGCGGCTTCTTTCTTAGTGAGGGCATCATCTTCGAGCTTTTCTATCGTGCCGAGCAGCTCAGCTTCTTTTTTCGCAGTGACTTCCTTGTCGGCCCTCTTGTCATCCTCTAGTTTTTTAATCTCGTCGGCGTTATCGCGTTTCTGCTGTTGTATCTCGTCTTCGAGTCGCTTCGTATTTGCTGAGGCATCGGCCTCAATTCCTTTAATCGTCTCGGCATTTTCTTCTTCTTTTAATGCGGCTGCTGCGCGAAGCTCTGCGATGTCCTCCTCGTTCTTCGCCGCATCCGCAGCTCTTTTAATCTCCAGGTCGCGCATCCTATTGATGTGGTCTTCCTCTTTCTTGCGCTTCTCCTCTTCCTTGGCCTCAGCTTTCGCATCAAGCACTGCAAGTTCAGCATCCTTAGCCTTCTGAACCAAGGCGATTTGTTCTTCCCTGTCCAGGCGCTCTAGTTGTGCCTTTGCGCGAAGGCCCTCCTCACCTCCGAGTTGAGCCGCCTGCTCCAGCTTGGCCCTTTCAAGAAACGCAAGCGCTTTCTCGGCTGGGGTCTGCGCTCTGAGCCCATCAAGAGCGGCGTCATAACGTTCGCTTACTGCTTTTTTTTGCTTCTCGATCGCTTTAAGTTCATCGTCCAGATGCTTCATCACACGATCGTGCGCACTCTGTGCTGCGCTCGCGGCTCTCTGATGCCTCGCCTCAGCCGCAGCTCCTGCTTTCTCTAGGCCCGAAATCTCTGCGCTAAATGCTGCTTGCTGGACATTGTTGGCTTTATTGATGCTTGCAATTTTTGCCTCAGAAACTTCTTTAATGGACGCCTTTGCGTCTTGGTTGGTCCGCTGCTGCTCTGTGCCGATCTCTTTGATAGCTCTGATCTCGTCGTTCTTAATGCCCGTAAAGACCTTACTTTCGTCCTTAAGACTCTTTATTTCCGTCTTGATGGCATCGACCTCGTCCTTGAGACCCTCAGCCATCTCTTTTTTTAAGTTCTTAAACGACTCCTCCATCGCTTTCATCTGGCCCTTAAATGCGTCCGAGGCCTCTTTAAGTCGATCATCGAGAGCCTTAAGTGCTCCCCCTGTTTCTGCGATCTCTGGATGTAGGTTTTTGTATCCCTCAGTGGCTAAATCTAGGGCCTTTTTATGCTCCTTAAGTACGCGTATATTATTTTCAGTATTTGCAATTGCCATAAATTGCGCTTGTTTCTCTCTCTCCGATTCGGCATTACGAGCTTTGAGCTTCTTCTTGAGATCCTCGAGCGCTTTTATTTTCTCGTCAAACGTTTTCGTCAAGACCTTTTCGGTCTTGTCTATCTCTCGAGCTAGCAAGTTGTATTCCTTACTTCCTTTTGTGAGCGTGCCGAGGCGCTTGACTTGATTGTCGTAGGCCTCTTTCCCTGCATCCAGGTTCGCAATCGTACGGCCGAGGCCTTCTGCGAGCTCGTTAGATGTGGCGTTGAATTTTGCTGCTTCTGCTGTATTGAGTTGTAGGGGGCCGGTCAGAGTGTTCGAGGCTCGAATTAAACGGTCAAGACCGGCTCGGAAGCCCCCAACAGAATCGGCCGATCGTTCCCAGGCCTCTTTGTTGGTCTCCTCCACAACTGCGCCGAGCGCTCTTAGCTGGTCTTTGAGCTCTTTGTTGCCAGCGCCCAGCGCATCACCGGCTTCCTCGGCGCCCTTGGCAACTTGCGCGTAGGTATCCCATGCAGCCGCCACCGCCAAAACTCCAACGGCGAGGATTGCAATAGGCCCAGCCGCTGCCATAAAGGCACCCATGCCGCCGGCAGCCGCCGTGGCCGACGTAGCAACTCCAGTTTGAGCCGTGGCTTGTGCTGTAGCCGCTGCGGTCGCCGCCCCTGTGACCGGGACACCAGTGGCCTCAACCAGCTTTAATTTTACGAGTGCAGCCGTTTTTCTCTCTATTGCTGCCGTGGCCGCATTGGTGACAACGATTTTCTTTGTCAGTAATGCGCTGAAGCTGACCGCAGCGGCGCCGGCAGCAGCGAGGCCACCCACTACCTGGGTTTTGAGCGTAGTCGCATATATGCCAAAGGAGGCCACAGTGCCCGCAATGCTGTTGGCAAGGGTCGCAAATATCCCGGCATTTGACGCTGCATTAAACAGAACAAGCGCAGCGGTCGCCAAGCCTGCGGCTACAGCAAGAGCCGTGACTCCGACAACAACATTCTGAACGGGCGTGGGAAGCCCGTTAAAGGCGTTCAACACTGCGGCGAGTGCGTCGATCAGCGGCTTGATAAAAGTCCCAAGAAACTTGCCGACCGTTGCAGACGCTGCATCAAAAGCAGAGGACAAGAACGTCAAAGAGCCCGCGATCCCCTCGAGGTTTTTCTGTGATGTCTCGGCCGCTACCCCTGTGGCGTTGTTCGTTTTTGCAGCAAATTCTTCAATATCTTCAACGCTGCTATTCAGCAATGCTCTAAAGCCTGAGGCCGCCTCATCGCCGAACAGGATCTTTGAGACCAACTGCTGCTCAGTAGACGACAGGCCTCCTAGTCCTGCCTTAAGCGTTTTGAGGAGTTCAGGGAAGGCCTTCAGCTCGCCTTCGGCATCGGTGATATCAGCGCCGAGCATCTCCATTGTCTTCGCAAGTCGACCGGTTCCTCGCGAGAGGTCGGCGAACTCGCTGTTATTGCCTGCAGCCGCAGCAGCCAGACGGCTAAGACCTGTGCGCAGTGTTGTGCCTGCCTGTGATCCCCTGATGCCTGCGTTAGCAAGCAGTCCAAGAACTGCTGAGGTGTCCTCCAGGGTTAGGCCTAGGCCCTTGGCGACTGGGCCTGCATACTTCAGCGCGTCCCCTAGGTCCGTCACTGTCTGGTTGGAATTATTTGCGGCCTGCGTCAGCACGTCGACGACGCCAATTGTCCCTTCGGTGCCAATCTGAAATCCACCCATGGCACCAATCACGGTGTCCGACATCTGCTCCATGGTTTGCCCCGCAGCGGCCGCGCCTTCTGAAATGCCCGGCAAAGCCTGCTGGACTTCCTGGGCGTCAAATCCTGCTCGAGCAAGTGCGATTGACGCTTCTGCCAGCTCTCCAGTGGTGAACTTTGTGTCTTTAGCCAGCCCAATGACTGAGTTTTGCAACTCTTCGAATTGGCCCTTCGTGGCTCCAGAGATCGAGGCCGTTTGACGTAATGCCGCATCAATGTCGACGTAGGTTTTCACCGTGTCGGTTACAGCGCTTTTAAGGACTGTCCCAAAGTTTGTTAATGGGGCTATGAGCTGCTGACCGATGGCCAGGCCAATGCCCTGAGGGATGCCCTGGAGGACTTGTTTGAATCCTGCGCCAATTCCACCGAGGGCGTTTTGAGCTACACCCTTTGTCTTATCTAAGTCGCCATTTAATTCCTTAATCCTGGCGCTGACCTCTTTTATTGACAGCGCGGCGCCTGTGCTTCCATCCTTGAAAATTTTTGTGGCGGAGTTGTACTCAACGCCAGCTTTCCTGGCCGCCTTAACGAGTCTCGCCAGCGCAGTGCCGACTGGCCTTTGCGCGGCTGCCTGTTTCTTAGCGCTCTGCGTGACTTCCCTGGTGTACTTTGCCCACGAAGATGTTGCCGGAGAAGTATCTAGACCTAGCTTAAGATTGAGGTCGTTATTCACTCGTAGGCCCCTAGATTCCGACTAGGGTTCCAATAAAAATGGCCCGCCAATTGGCGAGCCTTGAGTATGCCGTAGTTCTTCCTAAGGGCTGAGGTTAGGTAGTTTAAGCGAGAGAAGTAACGCGGAAGTGGCCTTCACCTTGTCCGCCAACTTCGTTGACCTCGATGATGTCGTCGATCATGAATCCGTAGCCGCCATCTGTGAGCTGAACGCTGTCGAGCAGCGTTGGGCCTGAGGTTGTAACTGTTCCGGCTAGGCCGGCTCCAAGCTGGCCGCTGACGCCAGCCGAAGGAATGAAGGTGACAGCAACACCAGAGGTGTCAGCAGCGGTGAACGGGTTGTCGGTGTTGAAGGCCACGGCGCCAGAGATGACGCCAATTTTTTGACCTTCATGAATAGCGGAGACGATTGCAGTTGCAACACCGGTTCCGCCGTTTTCAGTGAAGGTGATGGTGTCACCAACTCTGAATTTGTCGTTAGAGATGCGAATGACCTCAAGGTTTGTCATGAGGTCGCCGCCTGTAACGATGTCAGCGGTTCCGATAGCCCCGTTAGGGCCGGTGATGTCAACCAGAACACCATTGGTGTCCTGATTGGCGAAACCGGTGGAGGTGGTGACGCTTGAACCGTTGAGGGTTCTCAGCGCACCTTCAGCCCCTCCAGTCAGCTAAGCAAGGCCGAGACCCAGTGCGCCGTAACCAGCGGCTTCGATTGTGTAGGTCACAATCGAGCCAGCCTCGACACTTTCGGAGAAGCTCTGAAGAGTTGCGTAGCCGTAAATTTGCTCGCCTGCAGGAGTCGTTCGGCCGATCTTGACGCGAATGCCGCCGGCCACGTTGTTCTTCTCTGCGAGACGCATGACCTGATAGCCGGCATCATTGAAGTCGGTCACTCCAGAAAGGCTGATTGACCAGCTCTTGGAAGTCGCAACGCTCTGGCCGTAGCCGGAGTCGTCGGAGTAGGTCACAACTTCTTCGGACGAGGTGTCGGTAGACAGAGAAGCGTCTGTCAATCCGAGCAGTTCGACTGGGGTCACAGCGCCTGCAACGATGTCAGAACCGCCGACATTGATTTCGGTCACTGTGCCCTCGGTGACCACGGCATCAGTTGCCACAACGTTGGCTTCTGATGCGCCCAGGGCGATGAATCCAGTTGCGCCAACACCGCCAGTCACGCTGCTTACGTTGACCGCTGTGGCCAGGCAAGGGACTAAGTAGACCTTGAAGCCGAACGCGGATGAAAAATTTGCCATTGCAATGAGTGAGTAAAAGGGTGATCAATTCCCCGGTCCTTTCAGGGTTCCGGAGTAGTCACAGTTCGAACCGTGACTAGGTCTGTGCAACAGGATTTGATGGCAGCTTTATGACTGATTGGCCGTCGCCAGACAGCAGGTCAGGGCCAGCAAGAGGAATCGCTGTTGCGCCAGGGAAGATGTGGAGGAGTCGCTCAGTAGCGGCCCGCAGGTTGCGGGAGACGCTCGGGAACTGGATCAGACGGATCGTGAACATTCGATCGATCACTACTTGAGTAGTAAGCAATCGCTTTGATGTCACTTGAGGATCTTTATCGATAACAACTAGCAGCCCAGACGCGCCGTCAATACCTTCGAGAGGTTTTGAGGCCAAAGCGACTAAGAGAGCGTCTTGATTCCCATCTTCGAATTCAAGCGAACCGATCAAAGCCGAGAAGGCTGAATCAGACGCCAGGACGTCATAAATGATTTCCGCGGAATCGATTTCAACGAATGCCATGGGTCTTTTATCACGTCTCAACAGGCTTCCGATTGAATGATTTTGTATCACTGATGACGCCCGGAATCCTTGGGCAGACAGCCCAGAGGGTCCACATGTTTTTCAAGCATCTGTCAACGGTTAAGGCTCGAACTTCTAAGTGATTGCACAGCAAAATCTCCCGCTTAGGGAGTCACCGTCTGAACACCTTTACCACTTAGAAGCCATGACATCCGCCGAAGCGCGTCGACTCTGGCGACGTGCAATCAAAGCCGCTTGGGGTGACCGCTGCGCCTACTGCAATGCCACACCTATCGATGATAAATCGCTCACTATTGATCATGTGAAACCTAAGGCCCACGGCGGCAAGGACATGACAAGTAATTGCATCCCAGCCTGTCGACATTGCAACGCTAACAAGGGATCACGGGACTGGATTTCATGGTTTCGTGAACAGGATTTTCACTCAGATTGGCGCGAAATAGAGATCCGGCATTGGCTAAGTACTGGACAAGTATTACGCCAGCTACCGATCAATACTGACAAAAACGTGCTCGCGAGCTAGCAGCATTTCCTCAAATTCTGGACATGTAATTTTAGCTTTTATGCGGCCTATTTTAACCTCTACAACCTGACCCGAGACTCTCTTCTCCGCAATCAGAAGACCCTCTATGCCACCATTAACCTGCTCAGGTGCAAGTAGCAGGAATCCATCTCCAATGGCCGCTAAAGGCTCCGGAGGCTCCATGGATGTATTTATTTTTTTCATCTCTGAGTAAATGAATAGAGCCCAGGTCGGAAGCTGCTTGCTTTCAAGTAATGCGAAATATGCCGCAGCGTTGATCTCATCCGGATCATTGCGCTCCGCACTGTTGGCAAAGAAGCAGAAGTCAGCCGCCTTGTAAGGGGTCCTGCTCTTTTTTGTGTCGCGATTCAGGTTGGCAGTCAGGGCCGTGAGGTTGGCCACACCAATTTCCGCCTCATGCAACTCGCGCCGCCGAAGCTCTTGGCCTTTTTCAATTGCTCGGAGAACGTATTGCGACGGAAGCTCACCAAAATTCTCGGTTGAGAACTGAGGGTCGCCTGGCCAGAGGCGCTTTGCCCTCCAGAATAGATCTCCCCAGCTCAGAGGCTCTGGCTCCGTATAGCTGCCGTCTTCTACTTTCCCAGGGCAGTTGCCACGTCTGATTCCAGCTCCTCTTCTGGGTCGCTTGCTTGGCCGGTCTCTATCAGCGAGAAAGCGTAAATCTCAGTTAGCAAGGTCTGGCTCAGGTCCCGTGCATCCTCAGCGCTGAACTCCTCCATCCCCTTCAGGCGGTATCGAATCAAAGCGGCTGCCGTCACCACTTGACGCTCCCACTGCGACTTAAGCAGGTATGCGCCCAGCTCTTCCAATTCGCGAGCATATTTAATTCTCATGTTCTCGTCCCTCTCGTCAAAAGTCCCCTTGCCGAGCATCTGGAAGGTGACGCACCTAGTGACGAACGCATGAGCAGCAATGGGCTGCATCTTCGTGGCCCTGGAAATCTTGTTAGCGATTCGCGCAATCTCCAAAAATGTGGAGTTAGCCGTCAGTTTGTCGGTGATGAAAGCCTGCTCACGTACCGTCAGATCGTTGAGGACAGGGAACTCGAGAATCCCGATATCCTCATTCCCAATCTCTCGAGTTTCGGTCTTGGGCTCAGTCTTAAAGGGCAGCTTTGCCATGGGTTAGCCGGGAACTGGCCCAGTGTTCCGAGGTCAGCCGACCCTTTGCTTGATGTACTTCCTGAGGTTTGCAGCTATGGGATAAACCGGAATACCCGTGGCGACCGTGTTGCCTTCGATCACGGCCTGAGTCCAGGGCCTCGCTGGTATTTGCACGATTTTATTTCGGTTGCCAAACGGGTGGATATATGCGCCTTCATGAACCGCAGCCGCATAGTCGGCGTTCCAGTTCCATTCGGCTTGCAAGGTGGCGCGATTCAGGCTGAAGTCTCTGGATTGCTTGAGGTTGCCGCTGTCGACAATCGAACGAGGAGAGCCCGCCACGGATTTTGGCCGCTGACCCATGCCATTGCCTGTCAGGTACGTGTTCCAGTTATCAGCAGCAGATTGAAGATCCCTGGAGCCGCCGAAGCGAGGTGTTGCGTCAGGCCATGGCCAATGGTCACCTGACACGGCCGCATCAAGGCGTCCAGTCAGCTCACCAGCAACCTGAGCAAACGCTTGTTCTGTTGCTAGGCGCAGCTTTCCCTCGATGTCGGACGTGACTTCGAACCCAATTGTTGCGCGAATATTGGTCATCCGATTTGTCCCCCTTCGAGGAATAGCGAGTCGCCAAGAACGCCTCGGATGATCCCGCCAATGCCCTCGCTTCCAAACTTTCCGGCCTTGTCGGTGAATCTGATCTCAATCAGCTCATGACCCGGAACATGCAGAGTGCCCTTCGAGTCTCTTCGTACTTCTGCGGGAAGAGCCATCGACTCGTCGAAGGCCAAGCCTGCCAAGTCGATCGAGTGAAAGACGGCGGACTCTGCGCTGCTGACTGGCGCAAAGTTGATGACATACCCCTGCCATTGCAGTGGCATTCCATCGACTGCCGGGAGGCCTAGTCGGTCGTCGAGCAGTCCTGGGGTGGACCTGCGTTTCAAAAAGGCTTGGATCAAATAAGACTGACCCTCCGCAACCTTGAATCCGTCTCGGCCGTTAGTGCGAGCGCCTGAGGCTTTGAAGAGGATTCGAGCGTTAGCGAATTGTGCGAGTGGGGATGCCATTAGCTGCGATACAGGCGAGCGGTGCCATGTCCAGGCGTCAGACCTAATGAGACGCGAATCTCCATTTCGAGCTGGCCCATGCGGGCGTTGATCCCCTGCGTCTGGGCGATGATCGCGTCAGGTCTGGCGAGAAGGCTTGTGTCGTACTCCACGACGTCTGCTTTTTTCAGTGGTGCGCTCCCATCCCACGAAGCTTTGTTCTGGATCGCGGTTCGGCTGGTTTCGAGCGTTTTGTACTCCCCGATATTTGCTTCGATGCCTGCAGCGGCGGAGCCAGAAAGCTCAGCGGTTGCGTTCATTTGACGGGTCAGATTGCCTAGGCCCTCAAGACTTACTGGGATATTCAGGATGCGGCGCAGGTCCTCTCTTGTCTCTTCTCTGGTCTGGCTTAGGGGAGCTGCATTTTCGCCCCAGACCGTTGAGATGTCAGGGACCGCGCTGGTTTCGTAGTAGGTCACAGGAGCACGTCTGGAATCCCTCAAGGGTTCCGAATATCAGATCTGCTCTCTCAGCCAGTCCATTCCATCTTCATCAACTAACGAGCCGAGCTGCTTCATGTATTGAGTCATCTCGGTTTCAAGTTTCTCTTCCTGGCGGCGGCGCCCCTCAGCGTTTCTGATTGTGGTGTTCTTTAAAGCCTCTTGTATCTCAAAATCTTCGACCAACTCTGTGGCCATCTTGGTCGCGAACTGTTTGACCGCTACCTCGTCACGGCGACGTATGGCGATGGCAAAGGCCAGGAAGCGCCCGAACTCATCATCAAGTCTCATCGGATCACCTGAGGCCGAGACAGTGTTCCGCGAACGTCCCTCAATGTTTGGCTGACAAACGAGGTCGAGATCTTGGCTTTGTTGCCGCCGCGGCCACCCGCGTAATAAGACCGATTGTCGGAAGGGTGTCCGACCGATGCCCACTCCTTGGCCATCTCGAGAGCCGCACGGTAAGCACTTACGGGCTCGCCCAGGACATAGGCCCAGACCTGCGGCCTCATGTATTTAATGTTTAAAACGGCTAGCTCTTGCTGAGTGACCTTGTCAAAACGACGCGCAGAATTAAATCCGCTTTTAGCGATCAACGATTTGAGCGTGCAGGGGACGAATTGATAAGCGCCGACGGCAAAGATTGACCAGCGCTGAGCCTGGATCACTTCGCCCACGGTCATGTCGGTGCAGTTGCGCCCGAGGACGCTGAGGCATCCGCCGGGGGTGTCGCCAGCGCGGCCCCTATTTGCAGCGTTGAGACTCTGAGAGCCACCCTCTACATCGGCGATTGCATCGAGGAGTGGGCTGAGAGCGCGGGCCACTATTGCTGTTTGTTCGCTCTCCGTAAGCTGCTGAAATGACATGGTCCTGATTGCCCCTGGCGGTGGCGGCTGGACAGGCGGGGAACTGTGAGGCAGGGGGGCTAGGCAGGCAAAGCAGGCGGAGGCCCCGACCAGGGAGCGGAACATCAAACCCCCAGCTCACGAGCAGCGCTCATGAGACGCTGTGAGGCGACGGCTACCTGATACCGGTTGACCTCGCTTTGGTCTTGGCCGTAAGCGTCAAGAGCTGTATCGAGCTGTTCGCTCAATAGATGGACGACTGGATTGCGGCTGGCGATTTGACTCATGGCCCTGTACTTGTTCGAATGCTGATCAGTCAAGACTGAAAAAGAAGCTCGAGGTGTAGCTTCTTCGCGAGGGCTGGGTCAGCTTCTGCGAAATCAGCAATAGCGGCAGAGCGGCGGGCTAGTGGAATTTGAAGGAAGTCGCTCAGGGCCTCCTCAAGAAGCTCGCAATCGATCTGAATGTTGAGTTCTTTGAGGGACATTGCTTCTGAGCCGGCAGGCAGGTCGTGGCTTGTATCGAGCAAAATTGCCTCGATGAAATCTTTATAACTATTCGAACCATGATCGGTCAAGTCGTCAAACATGATCGGAGTCTCCGAGCGATTGGGGCGGAAGTTCGGGATAGCCCTGACTCTGAGGCTTCCTTGTGATCCACCAATGTTTGAGATCACTGACGAGCTTCTCCTCGTAAAGGGTCATTGACTGTGTCCAGGTGTTGCCGTAAGCGTCGACACCCTCGACCTGGTAGCTGGGACATCTCGCCGCCGCCATGTCTGGAATCAAGCGCTTTCCGACCCGGTTCCAGCTTGGCTGCTTGCCTCTCCAACTCAGGCTGCAGGATGGCCAGGGCAGCTCGTTTCGGTCGTAGAGCCTGCAGACAGGGCCGATGACGCGATAGCCAAACCGACCGCCGTGAGACTTGAAGGCAGAGCCTCCAGGAATGATCTGCAGGGAGGGTTCGATTTTCACATCAAGTTCTGCAAGACGAAGATGATCAAGGTTCTAATGCTGATAAGTCATTCTACCCGGATCGCTTGCAACCGTTGCCCCTTCAGAGCAGTTAAGCAAGGCTCCAGCGCTTAGCAGTCGTTGCGTGACATCCGAGACGCTCTCCGATCAACTTGTAGGTCGCGCCGGCCTTGTGCCAGCGACGCGCCTTCTGATACTTGCTCTCGGTTAGCCAGAGAACAACAGCAAATGGGACCGATAGGACAGCGAGCAGGGTCGCTGCAATGCAGGTGGCTGTAGCCATGAGAAAAATCTGTAGATGGACGAATTGATTTCGACCAGGAGCTCGAAGAGATGCTCAACTGATCTGCGCTCATTATGCCCGAAGAGGACCATCTGCGCTTCATTCTACCCCAGCTTGTCGCGTTTCGTAACAATCAGCTCCGGCGGTTCCACCTGAGGACATCCGTCGACATCAAGACCTCAGTGTTATTAAATCGCTGGTCGTCTTCGTCGCAGTAGATATTCACTTTCCCATCACTCATATCGATAGCCATGATGTAATCGATCAAGCCCTCAATGTCTCGCGCAAACAGAGCAATGATCATGTCCTCTCCGCCACGCTCTTCGACGACTCGGCCGGAATTAAAAACGATTCGCAGGATGTTTACGGACTGAGTCACTGGTCAGTTTGGTACTGCCTGAGTGTTCCGTCAGATGAAAAGCTCACTCAGGCATTGACTTCTCAGGCCAATCACCACATCTCTGGAGTCTCGTTAATGATCTCGACCATGAAGTCGAGGCCGCGCTCTTCTGCGATCTTGCGGGCTTCTTCGATTTCGTTGGTGACCCCCTCACGGAATTCCGCCGCATCTTTCGATTCGCGGACCTGTGGCTCTTCACCGCGAGCTACTTGGGTGACAATCTTCTCCATCTCGTCGGCATAGAGAGCCATTGGTTTTGCCTCCTGAGGGCGTCGTGCATAACTTACCTTTCCGGACCGGACCTGTCAAGGTTCGAACCGGTACTAACGGCCCTCATCAAAGATCCTCTCCGTACAGGATTAGCGACTGGCGGACCTCGTCAGCCTCCTGTCGCTCCTCGTCTGACATCGGCCGGCCGATCATCTGGGTGGTCACCTCTGCAGCCTGGCTGAGGTTGTCACAGTTTTCGATCCGGTGATGCCAGATCACTAGCTCCTCCGGTGAAATCACTTCTGACACGGCTTCGAGCATGGCATCGAAACTTTCGCGAATCGCTTGATTACTGAGATCGATCATGGTTCAGTTTACTTTTTAAAACCCGAACAGGGATTCCTGGCCGGGAGCCTCCGAAGGTGGTTCTTCCACACTGCCGAGGTTTCCGCCAAGTTCCTGATCGACGGCCTTAGAGATGTCATCCATCACTCTGCGGCGGACAACATTCTTCTCAGCAGCAGTTTTGGCGACAGCGAGATCTCGGGCGCCACTGCTAAGGGCGGAGGCCACAGGGCCGCTGCTGTTTTTCAGTTGATCAAACACGGAAAGGATCGTCTCGGCCTGAGCCGCAGCCTTGCTGTTGGCTGCCAGGTCAAGAGTCGAGCCTGCCTTCTCAAGATCACGAGCCGCCCGGCTTGTGCTTACCGCCTTAAAGAGTGATTTTTCTTTTAACAAGTCGTCGCGAACCTTGCCGGTCAAGTCGGCCCGGTTCATCTGATAGGCCAGATCATCGGCGGATTCAGCAAATAGCGAGCCGGTGCTCCCCATCTCCATCGACATCTTTTCAGCCGCGACAAGCTCGGTCACCGTTTTCACGGATGCCGCCGGCCGGGTTCTCAGATTTCTGTAGACGGCCTCCATCCCCTTTCGGTCCAGTCCGCCGGATCCAATTGCAGACGCTTTCTCTATTGAGATGTTCTCGTTCACCACATCCCCAAAGATTTCTTCGGGGAGGTTGGCCAGAGCGGCGCCATCACGGGCAACATCTTTTTTCATGGCAATTCCCCGCGCCCTCATGTCAGTGCCGGAGTAGCCCTTAGCTCTCATGAACTTCGCGGCGTCAAGCGCCGTTCCGTGGCCCTCGGCAATGTTGGCCAGTGCTCCGATAGAGCGTGCATCCTCAGCCCTGTCGGCTTTGAGATATCTGACAGCGATATCGTCGGCCCCTAATCGCTTCGCCGCGGCTAGGCGGTTGTGGCCGTTGATAACGTATGTCTGCCCATTGGCTGGGTCCTTCCACACGCTGATAACTCCGGCGAGATTGGGGTCGAACCGCTGGACTCCATCGAGTGAACCCACCTCACCAGTGGCGGCGACGGTTGCGGCTTTGTATTGGAAGCGCTTCGGGTCGGCTTTGATTTGATTAACCCTTAAAGCTCCGATTGACCCTGCCTTCGCAGTCTTCGGATCGAGCAACCGCGTGGGCCGTTTGTCGATAGTCAAGTCTGGAGCTTCCGCAGCAAGTGCGAGCTCGGGCGGGCGGGCGACCTTGCCGGCCTCCACGGCTTTGAGGTCAGCGATGCTTCGAAGTAAGCCGCTGCTGTTTTTCTTCATTGCTGCAATTTCTGCGTCGAGGGCCTGATCGACGGCTGTTCTCCCGGTCTTGGTGGCCTGAGCCTTGGCCGAGCGTCCACCGGCATCCTGGATTGCAGAAGCGGCCTCGTTCAGCGTCTTGTTCAGGTTCGAACCCTGACTGTTTTTTGTCAGCTCAAAAACCTCGAGGCGTGCCTGCGCTTCAGCCGCCTTCACCTGAGCCTTGCCCGCATCAATCCGGTTTCCTTTGCTGTTCAATACATCGGCACGGCCTGCAGCCTTGTCGAGGATCCTCACCTCTTTGCCCATATCAGCCTTTAACTTCGCGGCCAAATCGGCCCGCTCGACCAGGGTCGAAGTCTGAGTAGTAGTTGTCCCGAACAGTGTCTCTTCGCTTGTGGTGCGTGTTACTGAAGCTCTGGCATTCGAAAGCACCTCGTCGAGAGTGCCCACAGACATCGAAGGCTTTGTCTTCAACACGTTGTAAGCGCTGTTCATCTGCCCGGATGACAGGCCACTTCGACCAATTGCGGCTGCTCGACTGATCGACAGCCGGCCCTCAAGAGCGGCCCTAAAAATATGGTCGGGCAGGTTCGCCAGGGCAGCGCCATCTGAAGCGATAGATCCTTTCAAATTCAGGCCCTGGGCCTTCAGGCTTCGCGCTGTTGTGTTGGTGTCGCGCATGAACTTGGCCGCATCAATTGCGGTTCCATCACCGTTCGCGATGTTTTGTTTCGCGCCGATCGACCTTGCCGCCTTGGCGTCTTTGGCGTTAATGACAACAACGGGGAGCTCTTTGGCGCCGAGCTTCTTTGCTAGCGCAAGCCTGTTGTGTCCGTTGATGACGTAGGTCTTCCCGTTGGCCGGGTCCTTCCAGACCGAAAGAACGCCTGCCAAATCCTCGTTCCAAGTCTTGACCCCGGACAGTGAGCCGACCTCCCCTGTCTTGCTGTTCGAGTTGACCTTGTACTGGAAGCGGGAGGGATCAGCCAAGACGTCGCTGGTCTTCATTCGCGTCGCCCGGTCAACCATGTCGCTCTCCTTTGCCTTAGTGGGGGAAGGCTTTGTCTTTGCGGGTGTTTTGCCTGTGCCTGCAGATCTTGTCTTTGAGAGGTCCTCGGTCTCGGCCTTTCGCTTGGCGATCATTGCCTCGCCTTCCTCGGGCGTGACCTGCTTGGCTTTTCCCTTGTTCTGGAAGTCGTTCCATAACTGCTTGTCGAGAATCTCGGGCTTGCTTTTGCCTTTCTGGCTGACGACCTTGCGCAGTTGGCCGCTCAGATTGGTGTCAAACAGCTCCACCGCGTCGAATAGGCCTTTCTTCATTGCCTCGGGAAGTGTCCGAGACACATCGGCATGAACGTTCCGAAGCATCCACTCGGGCGGTAGGCGTCCTGTTTTCAGGAAGCGATCCCAATTCCTTTGCGCAGCCAGCTCGGTGTCAGCACTGACGTATTTCGCCTCAACGCGATAGCCCTGGTCACGCATTTTTTGCACTTTTTTGGATAGCGAATTGATCCCGCTATCGCCTGTGCCATCAAGTACGACGTCATAACTGCGCTTCGCAGCTTCGGCCATGATCCGCTTGGCCAGGTAGCTCGATTCTTCGTGGACATATCCGGCTGCCTGCTGTTGGGCTTTGCCACCTTTCTTCTGGGCATCCGCATACTCGGGAATCAGCTTTTTGATCTCGTCTGCGTCAATAACGACCTTTCCGGGCTTGTCGAGTCCAGTGGCTTTCAGCATGAAGCCTTTACCTGAAGCGGGGCCGCCTCCGCTCATGGTGAACGTCGGGTTAGCCGACTTGGCACCGTTGGCGAGGAACTTGTCGACAATCTCCTTATGGAGCTTCTGGCGGTCAAGGGTCCACACGGTATCGGGGCCAGGCTCGGCCCCTTCGGCGCGAGCATTGCTGTGCTTGCCGTGGCTGCTCTTGGCTTTAACGTCCACCTTCAGTTTGCGGGCTTCGATTAGCCGCTCGCCCTGCTCTTTTGTGACAAGTCCAGCCTCACCCTTGCGCTTGAAGTCGTCCCAAAGTTTGCTGTCGTGGATCTTTGGATTATTTTTGCCCTTCTGGCTGGCTACCTTGCGCAGCTCCCCTGACTTGTTCGTGTCATAAAGCTCGATCTCATCGAACAGGCCGTCCTGCATTGCCTTAGGCAAAGTGCGCGAGACGTCGGCGTGAACATTGCGGAGCATCCACTCGGGTGGGAGCCGGCCAGTTTTGAGGAAGCGATCCCAGTTGCGCTGTGCAGCGGTCTCCGTATCTGCGCTGACATATTTCCCCTCAACTCGATACCCCTCATCGCGCATCTTCTGAACCTTTTTGGTTAGCGACTTGATGCCGCTATCTCCAGTGCCGTCGAGAACGATGTCAAAACCACGCTTGGAAGCTTCGCCCATGATTCGCTTGGCGAGATAGCTCGACTCCTCGTGAACAACGCCCGCCGCAGCTTGCTGTGCATCGCCGCCTTTCTTCTGGGCTTTGGCGTACTCAGGGATGAGCTTTTTGATCTCATCGGCATCAATCACTACCTTGCCGGGTTGATCTAGGCCGGTCTTCTTCAGCATGAAGCCCTTCCCTGAAGCCGGGCCGCCGCCAGACATGGTGAAAGTTGGAGTCGCGCTTTTCTTGCCGTCCTTCAGGAAGTTCTGAACAATTTTGTCGTGCAGCTTCTGCCTCTCGGAAGTCCAGTTCGTGTCCGGACCTGGTTCGTCGCCGGTAGCGTCGCTAAAGCGCTTAAAGGTGAACTCCTCGCCCTTGCGCTCTTTCACCAGCTTCGCGGCTTGCTTCTGCTTTTCGATCTCTTTGTTCTGTGCATCCAGATCCTTCTGGTCTTCTTTCGAAGCGGCCTCGAGATCCTTTGCTCTGATCGCGGCGGCCTGTGCGCCCTCGAGGTTTGGCACAACATTCCCCGACGGCATCCACGCGGGCTTGTCTCCTTGTGCCCTGGGGTTTAGAAATTTTTGGCGACTGGTAGGCGCATTCATCCACCTAGATGGATCAGCTAATGGCTTGCCGGTGAACTTCTGGTATTCGTTGAATCGTTGTTGACGTATTGCCGTCCATCCAGCGTCGTCAAGGTTCAGGGCCGCCGACGCTCCCTGGTCCCTTGCGTTCTGGACGTTCTTGACGTTCTCCTCAAGGACAGGGGCGATCGTGCAACGACAGCGAGGATGCGCAGGGATCGCGCCTTCGAGCTCGTCGAGGGTATAGATGTTGCCCTCACGACTCACACAAAACGGGCAAGTTCTTTCACCCGTGGCCGACCATCTGCCGTGTGTGTATCCGTTTTGTTTGTACTGCGATATCTGGCCCTGGATGTAAGCGTTAGCCATCTCCGTCTTTGCGATCAGATCAGCCCGCTGCTCGAGGTTCATCACGATTCCGCCGCGGGCCGTGACGCTGAGCTCGTCTCTACCCCTCAGGATTGTCTGGCCACTTGAGCGAAGGGCCTGTGCGATGTCTTTTTGAGCTGATGCCCATCCTTTGCCGCGCTGCAATGCGGAGAGGGTCGCTTCTCTGACTTTGTTGGTTAAGGCTGCTTTTTCTTTGTCCCAGAACTGCATCAAGTTCTGACCTGCTGCTGCCTGCGCAGCTACAGGCATCTTCGAGATCATTGCTTGTGCGCTTGTGTCCGCGCCATCAACGATCTTGGTGAGATCTCTGCTTGCAGACGTCCCGAGCGAGTAGGCGTCGTTTAGATCGTTTTCATAGATCGCCTTGATGTTCTTTAGCGCTCCTGGGCCTATCAACCCCTCGGCTGCTTTGGTGAGCTCTCTGAATCTCACCGTCTGGCTTTCGATGGTGTATCGGTTGCTCGTTCCTTCTGATGCGTTGAACTTGCTGTAGGCAACTTTCAGATCGGCCACTGTCCCGCTGATTGAACGCGCCAATGTGCGTGTTACTTGCTCCCTGTTTGTCTCAGTCAGGCCGCTTAACTGGTCCTGCCACTGGAGCATCCGAGCGTCGAGTTTCTTTGCTTCAGACACTCGGGAACCGCTGCTGCGTCAGGGTTCCGAAGGGGCAACAAAAAAGCCCCCGAAGGGGCCGGTATTACTAGGCGGAGGGAGCCTCTGGCCAGTCGATCAGCAACGGATAGTCCTGTTGTTCCGTTATGTCCCTTAGCGCCTGCCTGTAGGTGGCCCACGCTGGCTTGTCTACCGGAACGTCTGGTAGTTGTGTCCAGTCAGAGGCCTGGAGAAGGCCTTGTCTCTTGATCACGGCCTCGCCTGCCAACTTGTTAGACCATGCGGCCTCGACAGTTAAGGACGTGTCTTGAACTCTTTGGTCGTAGGTCTCGAATAGAGCCTGCGCTGCTTTTTGCTGTTGTTCGTTCATGATCAGGAAGGGGTGAGGGTGTTGGATGGATAGGTGTCGGAGGCCTGGGAGTTGGTCGCCTGGATGTCGACCTGGATGGTCGTTCCGCTGGGCAGTTCATCGTCAGGTGTTTCGCCTGTCGGGAATGTTGCGGGGAAGGTGATCGTCTGGGAGGTGCCAGCGTTGAGAGTCACGTATCCAGGGTCGCTCGCCTGATGGGTCGAGATAGCACCGGTCCCGCTAATCACGAGATACCGGGTCGCGGTGGCGGTTCCTGTTGAGTTGGTCGCCTCAATTACATCTCCCACTTGGTAGAGATACTGGGAGTCGAGGCCAATACTTGTGCCGGAGATTGACTCGATCTTGCCGACGTCGCCTGAGTCGGTTGAGCCTTGAGGCTTGACAAGGTCACCCACGTTGAATTCGTTGTAATCACCGCCAGTCGATGAGACTGTGACTGTCTGAGTGTTTACCTTGGCCCAGTTTATCGTCGCAGAATGGGTGTGAACCGAGGCGTAAATCCTGTTGTTTGCAACGAAAACGGACTGATATTCGCTCGTAGGAGGGTTCGACAGGCTGCCGTACAAGACCCAGGTAGCTCCAAAGTTATTGGATTTCATCATCCGGGAGGAGCCGTTGCTGTTTTGGACGAACACGCCGACCAGGTGCCCGTTCTGGTCGACTGTTATGTCCTTAAGCTTTTGACCATTTCCGTTATAGCTAGTATTAATAGACGTCCAACTGCTCTGTGCTCCCGTGGATGACCGGAACAATTCTGAATTATCGACAAGCCAGAAGTAGCCCTTCACGTACTTAATGAAGTTAATGTTCCTGTTTGACGATGCCCCGAAAAAGTAGCTAGTAGGGCCGGAGTTTTGGCCGAAGTTGACGGGGCGGGTGAAGATAGTGGGTCGATAATTGTTACCACCCGAGCTGCGTCCTGCGGCAACAATGATGCCATTCCCTACAGCAAACGTATCATCAACGTTATACAAACCGAGTGAGTTTTTGGCGCCGTTAGAAGTGGTGGTCGTAGTTGGGCTGGGATACTTGTCCATTCTTTTCATGCTCCCATTAGTCTGGCTGCTCCATTGAAAATATTCGCTGTTCGGATTGTCTGGATCAGTGAGTACCTGGCCGCCTAATTGATTGGCAACCTGGAAGGCACCATTCGCGTCCCAGTACATCACATAAGCCCTGTCCTTAGTGTAGGCGTTGTATAGGGTTATCGCGTTATTGTTAGTCGGATGTACGATGTTTGTGTATGTCGGCTTCGTGGTTTGGTTTCCGAAATCACTGAGAAGCAGGGTGCCACTGTTATACCATTCCATATCCATGTCGTCGGAGAAGTAGAAAGATTGCGCCGTCGAATTATTGGCTGCGTATCTGTAAAGGGTCAGAAAGCCTCTGCGACCTGGCTCGTTGACTGGTATCCGAACACCGTCGGCGTCGACCTGCCAGCGGTTGAGAACGGTAAGAGAAGATCCGTTCGCATAACTCGAGCTGCTGTTGGAGGACGCAGCGGGCATAGCTGGGAACGTTTCAAATGCTGCGGTGACCTTGCCCTTTACAGCTTTTTGGCTAATAGGGGCGCCGTCGTTGAGCATGTTGATCGTTGCCGTAAATCCTTTGCTCGTGAAGCGAGCGCCGGACGTGTTGTCTTCTGCCAGCGTGACGCCGTTGATGATTGGAGCGCTAACGGTTGGAGCTGAGGAGCCCATGGGGACCCAGGCCGTACCATCGTATGACTTGAGCTCCGGGGGGTCGTCTGTGGTGTCTACCCAGAAGTCGCCGGTACTAGGTGATGAGGGCGCTGAAGACCCAAAAGCATTCTCAATGGGGGTCGAATTTCCTGCGTGCCAAACATCATAGTTGTCATATTTTAATCTCTGAGTAGCGCCACCAATATCCAGCACCCTGTAAGTTGCAGCACTTTGGTTTGTTCCTGCTTCAGAAGCGACTTTAATTTGCAAACCATTGGTTCCATTATTCCTAAAAGCAAATCCCCAACTATTTGCGTTTGTATGCTTCCATCCACTGTCATATTCTATACCTGTTGCCCAGTAATTTCCGACGTTACTATTTGACCTGATGGTCAGCATACCACCGTTATAAGTAGCATTAGCATCAGATCTTAAGAAACTAGTTGCTTCAAGACCATCAACCTTGTCAGCATCTAATCCTGAACCTGAGCCGTCTGGCTTATTAGTCAAGTCGTCGTAATCGCCTGAAAATCCTTGAACAGTGACGGCACCCGTCGCACCATTAACGCTTGTGACTGCGTTGACCTCTGCACCTGCAGAGATTCCATCAAGTTTAGAACCATCAGCAGATAAATCTCTACCATCAACAGTTTGTGACCCGGAAAACGCTATGTTTCCCGTCATCTGACCACCAGCAAGTGGTAACTTAGTGCCAATACTATTGGTTACCGTAGTCGCAAAGTTAGGGTCATCACCAAGTGCCGCGGCAAGCTCATTAAGCGTATCAAGAGTGCTAGGAGACGAATCTACAAGGCTTGCAACTGCTGTATCCGCATAGCCTGTGTAATAAGAGCCGTGTTGACCGTCAAGGGTATCTGCGTCAACGTTCAGCGCATCAATATCTGCTTTAGTTTGATCTGCCGTAGCCCCTGTTTCGATCCCGTCGAGCTTGGCATTGTTTGCTGTAGAGAAGCCCTGAATGGTCACGGCCCCGGTCGAGCCGTTGACAGAAGTCACCCCATTGACTTCAGCGCCGGCCTCGATACCGTCGAGCTTGGCCTTGTCTGCTGCGGATAAGTAGCCCTTCGTTGAGGTCGTCGCTTCTGTCGTCACTGCTGTCGTTAGATCGAGCAGAGTTCCGTCTGAATTTTCGATCTCGTCGACTTTTATTTTTCCGTAGGAATCCGACATTTGCGGGTGAGCTGTGGGCATCTGCCCGGTCGCAAAAGGCTTCCGAATAAGCAATAAAAAAGGGGCCGAAGCCCCTGATGTCTTAGGAAGGGGTGAGGGTGTTGGATGCGTAGGTGTCAGAGGCCTCAGAGTTGACGGCCTGGACGTCGACCTGGATTGTTGTTCCACTAGGTAGCTCATCATCTGGAGAGTTACCTGTAGGGAACGTCGCAGGGAACGTGATCGTGTGTGACGCTCCAGGGCCTTGAGTTACAAAGCCAGGGTCGCTGACTTGATGGGTCGTAATGGCGCCCTGAGCATTGATCACGAGGAACCTCGTCGAGGTAGCAGATCCGGTGGATGCGGTGGACTCAATTACATCGCCTACAGCGAAATCATTGAAGCCATTGACTACAACGTTTGTCGTCCCATTGCCATTCGAAGAGATTGAATCAATCTTTGAGTACTTAAGTGGATCCGTCTCGCCGGGCGGTCTAACGATGTCTCCAACGTTCAGGGAACTCAGATCTGCTCCATTTGTGACGGTGAGCGTCTGAGAGCGTATTGTGTAGACCTGCTTTGTCACAGTGGCAGATAAGCCGCTGCCTTTTATTCTTTTGGACTTTTGACGCCGTCCGTATAGGTAGAGGTCTGGGGTCCAATACTCATAATTAAAGTTTGAATCGTATGGGTAGTGATTAGCAACCCATGTCGCGCCGTTGTTGTTACTCGAATAGTAGAAAGCAGCTTGAGTCGACCAATCGGTGCTAAAGTGTGTTGTCCTAAGTATTAAATTGCCAAGGGGATCTTCCCAGATCGCACCGTAAGTATTTTGATAACCAGAAGGTGCCGCTGGTATGCCTGAAATCGTAGGACTTGAGGTGCCTGGGGTAAATGCGTAAATACCGCCCCCGTTAATGCCCTTACTTATTAATACTTTTCCTTTGTGAAAAATGCAGCCCGTTATGTCGTACCGGTTGAAGCCCGATTGATTATTATCTTGGTAAATGTAGTTGCCGTTGGACAAGTTGGCACTGGCAGCGTCTGTTAGCTCTTTAGTCCAAAGAGAACCGCTGGTGCTACTTTGTGAGACAATGAATATCCTATCGCTCAAGGTTTCCATGAAGTATGGGCCGCCACCACCGCTATAGGGAACGCCTCCCAAAAACAAACTAATACCATTTTGTCGGTTTAAATCATATCGAGTAAACGATCTTCCATTAGAAACATATATATAGGCATCTGTCGACACTTCGTTCTTGTTTGACCTTACAGGGTTGCCCGACAGAAGCCCGGACACCTCGAAGGCCGCTTGTACATTGTTGTGCCTGCCCATAATATTTACCCAGGTGCCCAATCTATTTTGCACACCGGCTAATCCCTGCTTGTATTCACCGGTGCCGTAAAAGTCATTATCGACGCTGGTATAAGCTAACAGATCTTTCCCGCTGTTCTCTAACATATCGTCGTAGCTACTACCGCTGCCCTCGGGATACCACATAAAGCACCTAACCGAATTAGTGCTTGTGTCTACGACGTTGAAACAGACTGCCCCCGTACTCTCGTTGTGTGTCAGGTTGGTTGAACTATCTTTAGTCGTATTGCCCTCACTAGTCTGGGAAGTAGATACCGTCCCAGCCGTAATAGCGTTACTTACTGGGAACTGCTCGAATGTTGCGGTGACCTTGCCCTTGACGCCCTTCTGACTGATAGGAGAGCCATCGTCGAGCATATTGACCGCGACAGTGAAGGACTCGCTAGTGAAGCGATCACCTGAGCTGTCAACTTCTGACAACGTCACGCCATTGATCACAGGTGCGCTCGTTGAGGAACCTGCAGATCCAACAGCAACCCATGCTGTGCCGTTGTACGACTTCAGGACCGGAGGGGTGTCTGTTGTGTCTACCCAAAGATCACCGGTACTAGGTGATGAGGGTGCTGACGTGCTGAAGGTGTTCGCAATGATCGTCGGCTTATTGCTCAGGTTGCTGTATGACCCAGAGAAAGCCGAGGACTCGTTCTGCAGCTTGTGCCATGAGCCTGAGTGAGCGAAGTACATCGCGCCCTCATTGTGGACATGAATCACTGCTCCATGATTCGATGATGCGCTGGGGAGATCTCCAACAGCAGAAACCATCACAGGGTTGGCGTCCCCTGGCTGTAGAGCACTGTCGGCCGTAGCACCCTGGGTCGATGTGGCGTAGGCACTGGATGCTGTAGCTGCTGCAGTGCCTAACGTTGGCTTGCCTGTTAGGTCGGCGTACGCGCCAGAGAAGCCCTGGACCGTGACAGCGCCAGTTGCGCCGTTCACCGATGTGACCGCGTTGACCTGGGCACCTGCGGCAACGCCATCCAGCTTGGCCCCATCAGCAGATAAATCTCTACCATCAACAGTTTGTGACCCAGAGAACGTTATATTCCCCGTCATCTGACCGCCAGATTTTGACAACTTAGTGCCAATACTGTTGGCAGTTGTAGTGGCAAAATTAGGGTCATCCCCTAAAGCTGCTGCTAATTCATTTAATGTATCTAAAGTGGCTGGGGAAGAATATACGAGACCCGCAACTGCCGTGTCTGTATAACCAGTATAATAAGAACCATGCTGTCCATCAAGGGTATCGGCGTCAATATTTAGTGCATCAATATCTGCTTTGGTTTGGTCTGCTGTTGCTGCAGTCTCAATGCCATCCAGCTTGCTGTGGTCTGACGTTGTGAAGTTCTCGTCAGTTGCTACATAGCCGCTGTCGATAACAGTATTTGGGTCAATTGTTGGAATTGTTGGCTTATTAGTTAAGTCTGCATAATCGCCTGAGAAGCCCTGAACAGTGACGGCACCCGTCGAGCCGTTAACGCTTGTGACTGCGTTGACCTCTGCACCTGCAGCAACACCATCAAGCTTGGCCTTGTCTGCTGCTGATAAGTAGCCCTTAGCTGCATTAGTCGCCTCGTTGGAGGTGAGTTCTGAAATGTCGAGAGTGTCTCCATTTGAGTCGATAACCTCGTCGACGTAAATCTTCCCGAATGCCATAAGGCGATTTTCGCGGTGGGCATCTGCCCGGTCGCCCAAGGCTTCCGAAAGACGATAAAAAAAGAGCGGGTTCTCAGGCCGCCCTAGGGGTTACTTAAACCGTCCGTTTTGGAGACAAGAACTGTGTAAAGGACGTTTTTAGTCTACCTGTTCCTTTCAGAACCCGGACTACCCCACAACGATCCACGTACTACCTGTCGGGACCTCAACCGAGAATCCATTTGCGACAGTGACGTCGTTGATGCTGAGAATATTTTCACCGCTAGCCACAACCACGTTCTCGTCGATCACGCGCTTGGTAGTGAGCACCATCGGCGTACTGGCTGAGCCGATCTCAATGACCTCATCCGTACCGTTGGCTGATTTTTTGATGTATGCCTTGCCGTCAAACGTATTGAGAGCTAATTCGCCCAGGGCAAGATCCCCTGTCGACGGGACTTTTCCCGCTACTGCAGAGCGCTTTAGCTTGACAGTGTTGGCCATTTTGGCGTCAGTGTTGCGGCCTATCTAGGCCTGTTCGAACTAGGATTCCCGTTGCAAAGAAAAAGCCCCCGCAGTGGCGAGGGCCGATCCATCCCGAGCACTAGGGTTCCTCGGTTCACGGATCTATCAGAACGTGCCGCCGTCGACGATGGAGCTTGTCGTCAGGCCGTCGGTGATCCCGTAAGCAGCGATGGTCGTTGGCTGAACAAAGCTGCTCGCACGTCCGTAGGCGTCAACGGTCAGGCCGTTGTAGGTGCCGGCGGTGCCATGAGTGGCCAGGTCGACGTCATTAGCGTTGACGACGATGCGAGTTGCGTCAGCAGTGCCCACATCGAGTGTGTTGCCACTCTTGGCGAGGCCGTTCCCAGCGGTGATCTGACCAGCGCCGGAGAACTGAACAAAAGCCAGGTCGGTGGTGTCGAGGACGATTGCGCCGGTCGTCTGCAGGACAAAGCCAGCGTCGGCGTAGTTGGTGCCTTCTTCAACGAAGGTGAACATCCCTGAGGTGACCTCAGATCCGGGGTTGTTGTCGGCGTCCGCAGAACGAACCCACGCGCCACCGTCAACGACGTCATAGATACCGTTCTCGCTTGCGTCTGTGTTGTCTTTAACCAGCACGCGGTCACCAGACGCCAGAGATACGCCATCAACGGTCTGAGTACCGCTCAGAGTGACGTTGGCGGTCGTAGCGGCACGAACGGAGTCCTTGACGTCTAAGCCGTTCGCAGTGGCGTCGCAGTAGGCCTTCGTTGCGGCGTCCTGCGCGTTCACAGGGTCGGCAAGGCCGGTGATCTTCTGTCCGTTCAGTACAACCGCAGCAACAGGCTGAGCCAGGCTGTCGAGGGTGTTGGTCTGTACGCCTGCATCGAAGTCGGAGACCTGTGTGTGGACGATGTCGATGGAGACATCGGCGGCAGCGGTTAAGCGTCCCTGTGCGTCCACTGTGTAGGAGGGGACGGCATCGGCTGTGCCATAGGCAGCAGCGGTGACGGCTGTGTTGTCGAGAGCGATCGACAATGTCTGCGAGTTGTCGCCGGTCGTGCTGAGGCCTGTGCCGCCGTTGATGTTGAGGTTGCCGCTGACGTACTCAGCAGTTCCGCTATCAGCGGTTACCTGGCCTGAGCCGTCCTCGAGGGCTGTCTCCAGGGCCTGGAAGGCTGACTTGATAGTTAGGTCATCAGCAATTGTCGATCCAGTAAACGCGCCAAGGTCGACCCCGTCTTTGGCAACGCCAGAAAGGGTGGCCAAGTTGTCTATATGAGTTTCGTTGCCGTCAATCTGGGCCTGGACGCCTGACGTTACGCCGACCAGATAGTTGATTTCAGCAGCAGAAGCGGTGACCTCTACTCCGTCGATTTTGAAGGTGCCCGTGGCGTCTAGGAGGCCCGAGAACGTTTTGTCTCCAGTGATCGTCTGGGTCGTACCCAGTGAAACGCTGTTGCCGTTGCCAGCAACGGAGACCACGGAGGTGGCAACGCCTGAGCCGTTGTCGCCATAGCCGTAATACAGAACGTTGTCAGCTTCGTTGTAAGCGAGTTCTGCGTTTAGGAGTGATGCAGGGGCGCCTGCCGAGCCCGAGCTCGCCCTGCGCTTTATTCGGATTTGGTTAGCCATAAAAAAAAGAGACCGATCGATCAGGTCCCTTCAGGCTTCCAGCTCAAAGCCTTCCTAAAAGTTTCCGCCGTCTTGAGGCCCCCCGCTGACCCACTGACTGCCGTTGTAGTTAAGGGAATCGCCTGGCTGTGCGTTTTGAATATTGGTCAGCAAGGGGTCAGAGCCTGGGACTGCTAATTCATTGACTGGCTGTAAAGCGCCTTGCTCCACTGCGTAAAGGATGTCCTGGTCGACCGCGTAGCAAAGCTCGCCCTCATAAAGGCTGAGAATGTTCGCCAGCAAGTCCGCGTAATTTCCGCGGGCCGGCCTGATCGGATTACGTGGTGTTGGGGTTGGCATAATTTTCGAGACTTGCTCGTCGTGTAAGGGTTCCGTTAGCCGTAGTTTTCAGGGCCAGTAGTTGTCCCGAAGTAGGGGCTGGATACATCTGTGCCTTCGATGATTTGGTCATCTGTGGCCTCAGAGGTGCCGGCAGTGAAATCGCCACCGTCGAAGACTTGGTCTGTCGTTGTGACGGACGTTCCCGCAGCGAAATCACCGCCATCCCCTTCGGGCCTGAATGCGCCACCGTCGCCAACCATCAGATGAGCTAGAGCTGCTTGCAGGTCGACCCAAGTCCCGTTGAATCTGACGTAGTAGCGCGAGTCGAGCGGAGCCTCTGGGATGCCGCCACCCGCGCCGCCACTGGCCTCGAAGATAATTTGCTTCGGGTCTGTGGTCGCATCGGTCGTGATCGTCACACCAGGGCCGCCCACGAACTCGACTGGCTCCTCGCCCGTCGCTTGGAGCGTCGTCTCGCCGTCGACCTGCCATGGGTTGAACGTCGAGTTCATCTTGATGAACGCCTCGAGCGAGCCGTTGCCTAGATCCTGAACCTCGAAGCCGGACTCTGTATCGAAAGACAGCGTTGAGATGTTTTCGATCGTGCCCGTTGGGGGTGCGCTCAGGTCGTCACGGCTTCGCTGTTGGATGGTCAGGCTTGCATCGCCACCTCCGCCACCTCCGCCGCCGCCGCCTCCAGGCGTGATATTGCTGATCCGACTGATCGGCACCTTGGAAGGGCGCCACATGTTGTCGGTCCACGTCAGGACCATTTTCTCGAGAGGCCTCTCATCCGAGACGTTCCCTAGATCGCTCAAAGAAGCGTTGTCAAGGTCGAGCTCTGACCCGTTGACGCCGTCTTTTCCTGATGCACCTTGTGGCCCCCGCGCTCCACGAGCAGCAGGCAGAAGAGCCATGTCCTCGATTAATTCCTTAAGGCGGTCTACCTCCCCCTTTAGCTGCTCGAGTTCGCTGTTTGTCTCGTTAGCAACCGTCGCCGCCGCTTGGATCTCTGCTTTCTGTAGGACCTCTTTCTTGTTGCGCTCTGCATCCCTGACCGCCTGGCGCATCCCAGCAACCTCAGCGCGGTTGAGGATTTGAGTGAGCCTCCCTCGGATCAGCGGGGCAGAGCCCGACATCTCAAATCCCGCCTTGCGCAGGCCCCTAATGACCAGGTCCAGCATCATCCCGGACTGGCCGAGCAGATGTATGTGCCAGACGCGAGACATCCCATCCTCTGGATGGGAGAAACCTTTGATGACTACTTCGATGCCGGAGATGCCCTGGGCCTCTCCTAGCGAGATGACGACACCCGGCAAGACGTGACGCTTGACCAGGCTGGCAACTTCAGCAGCTTTTGTGAATGCCATGGGTCGCCCAGTGTCCGACTAGGGTTCCCGCGAAAGGCAGGCCGAGCAGCAGATTCGCCAGCGCCTGAGCTCTAAAGCCATGGCCTGTGAGCGCCTCTAGCGGCCTCTTAAGTGCTTATTTAGACAAACTACCCCAGAGTGTCTTTTAAGCCGCCTGGGAGGCCTCTCAGGCTCCTCTCAGGGCTGCCTGAAGCTGATCTAGCTGCTCCTGCGCAACTAGCCAATAAAAAAGGCCCCGAAGGGCCAGGAGATCAAGCGCTGTAGCTGTTGCCTCGATAGGTCAATGCTTTCCGCTGTTTGTATGCCTTCGTCGGTGGCTGGTGTGCCGTCGTGTTGACGCCTCTATAGGCGGTCTGGCGAAGGTGTGTCATCTGTGCAGCGTCTAAGAGCTGCTGACGACGTGCGATGCGCTTGGCAATTGCGAGAGGTGACATGGGAAGTCTCCACAGTGTCCGGCCCCCGTTGCTTGGCCCGGATCTGACTGCACCCGACTGCTGCCGGGTCAACGTACCCATAGTTTACCGGGTCGTTCTGGTGTTGTTCGATGTGCGCCGCGGTCGACGTGATGGCTTGACGTATTGGGTCGTTCCTGGGACGTCCACGTAAAAGCCATGGGAGGTGTCATAAGGGCGCCCATTCATAGGGCAGTAGCGAATGGCCGCTGTCACAGGAAGGACGGCCATCAAGGACATCGTGAGAATGATCAGGGGTCGCATAGGCTCTCTTTGGATGCTTTTCCAAGCTACCCCATTATGTTCTTTTTGTCTTTAGGCCTCTTTCTTATTACTCTCTCTTTTATTCTCTAATAGATATAAGTGAAAATGGACAAAACGTCCATAATCAATGAACAAAACGTCCATGAGTATGGATGAAATGTCCATAATTAATGGACAAAACGTCCATAAAAAAGCCCCCTCAAGGGAGGAGGATTCGTTCGCCTCGTAATCGGTTCCCACGCCTTCCTCATTTAGAAAGCCAACCTCGATCAAGCCTCGGCGAGAGCGTAGAGAGCGCTTTTGATGTCTTGGCGCTTGTAGCTTTCAGCAGCCTGGGCGATCGAGCCGAAAGCTTTTCCGTAGCTGTAGCGTCGCCCGCCGTTTTGCTTGATGTAGACGTGGCAACCGCCGTAGGTGGGCATCATGACCTCGACGGTCTTGCCCTTCTCAGTGGTGAGGATGTAGTAGTTGGGGCAATCGGTGGCGAGTTCGATGCGTGTCATGGAGTTGGTTGCGTATGAGTTAAGTATGCACGAGATACCCCAAGCTGTCAACTCGTGCAACTAGCCAGGCTCAAAAAAGGCCAGGGATGATCTGACCCGTAAGGCTGTAAGCGCCAATTGCGGCAACGATGCCGATCATGGCGAGGCGACCGTTAATGATTTCGGCGGAAGGCATGGAAGTGAATTCGTTAAGGCCTGTGAGTCTTCCGAGCTGCAATCTCCTCTGTCAGCTCGTAGTTGACGCTCTGCCCAGCCAGGCTCGCCCATCCCAACGCTGAGAGGGGCGGGCATTTCATCATCGCTATCGCTGACAGGTACTTGCATATAGACGTGCGCAAAGTAAGGAAATAGAAGAGAGATCACTTGTGCCGGCCAGGATGAATACACCCCGGCTCCTCGACATTTGCGAGATTTATGACGTAGTAGACACTCCATCCCACGCCGACCATAAAGGCGCAAAAACCGAGCAAGAAAATTGCGAAATAGTGGTTCACTCTTCGGGTTGCGCCTGAACACCAAAAAGATTCGGGCGGATTCGGCCATACCCCTGAGCGATTTCGATCACTTCGTATCCGGCATCGCACAAGGCATCAAAAATGTCGGCCATCTTGTAGGCACGAATGCCGCTAACAGCAATCAGGTCTTCGACGAGTACATCAGCGGATTTCGCCTGCTCCTCTCTCGCAGCCTTTTTGGGCCAGTAGCGGACCAAGTGAACATCAGAGGGTAAGCCTTTATTTAGGGCGACAAGCTCGTCGTGGCTGGTCTCCTCGGCCATTAGGTGGCACTCGTAGAGCTGCAGATGTTCGATCAGATTCATTTTATAGCTGTTAGAACACTTACAGGCTACCGGCCCGATTTCGGAACACTGGGGCATCGCTTAAGGACCGACCCGATGACGTGGACGATCGCTCACACCCAGACCTTCACAACGGCCGCAACCCTGTCAGCCGGTTTACCTCCCTGGGAGTATCACTTCGAGACGTTCCTCCCGACCAAGGGCTACACCGTCACTGAGGATGAGATGGGCGCAATAACTACTGGCGTAATGGGGACCAATGCCAACTCAAAGTTCTATGGAGTCAAGAAAACGCTCACCAATGCGTTCGGTGCGACCTACGAGTACAACTTCATTATCGAGTTGATATTCAACTACAGATATATTGCGACTTATCCGTGGACTGGGGTGGCTGGCGAGGGCGCTAGTACTAGCGATTATCTCCTTTTTACAAGTAACGGCAGCGTCGGGCAGACCGACACTGAGACCTGGAGATGGATGGAAACAGACGAGAGTAGCGATGCTTTCATGGTATTCGCTGACGGGGACAGGTTGTGTTCCCACGTATTCCCTGCCAGTCAGATAATCACATCGACTATGGAGCCTGAACTGCTGCCGTCGTTGGTCACCCACGACAACGCCCACGCCTGGGCTCAGTCCCTTGGCGCGATGTATGCGAACTTGGGAGGCAGCAGCCTCGCGGGAGACTCTTATCTCCTGACCCCTAATTTTACTTGGGCCAATACCACTAACGCCGGCACCGTTGCAGCCAACGATCTCTCGGACATGCTTTTGAAGATCAACGGAACGAACAGCTCAAGTTTTACTATGGGCGCCAACAGTGCCGCTTCGTTGCAGATCGGAAGTAAGTTCTACTTGGACCTGTATCCGTTGTCCTCTAGAAGCATCCTCCTGGACACCGGCCTCGTAGACGTAGGGACGTTCAACTGATGGCTATTGTCAACATTGGCGGCCAAGACTTCTTACTGCAGGCGCCCACGGCCACTAGCGCTACGGGCTTCAATAGTGCGGCTGGCAGAGGTCAGCTCTACCCCCTAGCACTGAAGTCAAACCTTCTCGCGTCTTCGTTATTCCCTCCGGTATTCATCGATTACGATGATCCTTTGATTAGGGCGCAGGCCATCAGGAACGTTACGCTGTTGCTATTAGGACCATTCAGGCCAAGGCCCAGGCCTAAGACGGGATATGTCTACCCCAGGCGTATTAGTTGATTCAATCAATCACCTGCGGACTTCCCGTGGCCACAACACTTAGGTCCGGAGGATCGAGAAGCTCTTCGACATTCCCGTCGATGTAAACGGAATGCGGAACATTAGAACCTTTGTCGGCTATATAGACAGGGGTTTTTGCGATCTGGGCGGCGCTTGCGATGCTGCAGGTAAGAAACATTTAGTTGACTGTTGTTCTGACTCAATTTACTGAGTAGCAACCTCTGTTCAACGCCTGCAAGCCAATATCCGACGCAATTAAGTTTTGTAACGATTACTTTCTATGTCGACTGAATAGCTCATCGATATGAGGTGACATCCCTTCACTTCGACCGGCAGGTCGAGGCAAGTGAGCCCCCGAAGAATGGCTTGAATCAACGTTGGCGACGGGATGCGCAGGCGGTAGATCAACAACCTCCTGGGCGACCGGCTCGTCTGCCAATAGCTTCTCCCATCTTGCGTCGCATTCAAAACTGCCTTCGTGCTGACCTATGCGACAAGCTTTGTTGTGCTTGCACGCTTTGCAGGCGAAGCCGTAGCACTCCTTGTTTGCTCTTTTGTCTAGCGCGATCCCGTTCATGTCGAGCAGAGCGCAAGTGCCCTTGCATCCAGCCCAAGCATGTCCGTGGATGTGAGAGCGAGCTGCTTCATACAGAACCTCTCCCTGAGTCACCTGGAAAAGTGACGCATAGGCCTTAAGCATTGCTGCGCACTCGTCCTTCATCGTGACCATCACTCTCTTCAAATGGACCTCGAGGGGTATGCAGGTCGAAATACTAGGTATGAATCCAGTTACAGGTATCGCATAAGTCACAACAGCAGCGGCGCGTAATTACTGGCCCTTGGCTAAAGCCAGTCCAGGGCTGCCATTTCGCTGATATGGAATTTTTAAAAAAATTTATAACTGTTTAGCACTCATGACATTTTCAACGCCCGACAAGAACTCAGCGGGTCGCTGTTCAGACGTAGAACTCCTCGATCAGTGCTTCGGCCGCTTGCGGGTTCGGAGCTCTGTCGATCAGTTCGGCAAATTGAACAAGGTCGGCCATCTCTTCGGCGGTAAGAGGGCAGGACTCGGGCTCTGGAGGCGGCTCAGGCTTAGCCTTTGAGGAGAGATAGAGCACTCCGCCTAGGAGCAAAATCGGGAATGGAATCAAGAGCGCCACGGCAAGCGTGGCCCCGACTCCAATGCCCTTCAGCAATCCATTACTCATAAGTTGACGTCTCCAGTTAGTGCTAGGTATCGGTCGTAAAGCTTGACTATCTGGCGCTGCAAATATTCAGCCTGCGTGGTCTTGCCCTCGACAACCATTTCGAGGCGAGTCTCGCGCAGTTTTGAGATCTGCTCCAACACAGCATCGGCGTAAGACATTATCTTGTTCGGAGGGTGAATGGGTTCGAACACGTACAAGCTACTTGCCCCAAAAGCGTGAGGATCAGGCGGCGCGGCGATTTAGCTCGGCCTTGATGTCATCGATCACGCCGGCCCTGTAATACCCGTGAAGGGAGTGCCTTTCGTTGACCTGCTGTTTGCTGAGTTCGATCAGGTCGTCCAGCAGGTCTTGGGTGGATCCGGTTTCAATTTGCCTGGAGATGTCCATGAGTCTGTGTTTAATACACCTGTTCTAACCCTGATCGCTCAGAGTGTCAACAGGTGCAACATGGCTTAAGCCTTCCATTTCGTGCGATTAGCCCAGTAGGCCGCGCTCATCTTCCCCTTGGCGATGTTCTTGGCGTGCCTCGACTTGAATGCTGCCCGTTGTGCGGCGTTCTGGTTTGTCTTGGCACCTTGCTCGCCAAAGCGGATGGTCTTGATCTGGGCGCCATCCTTCGCAACGACTACATGCGACTTGGTCTTATGGCCTGGGGTGCGCTTCGGCTTGTTATAGCCACTGACACCAGCCCTCTCAAGCCGCGGGTCTTTCTTCGCCATTACTTCCGCCGTTTCTTAGCGGTCTTGGCTGCTGCCCTGAAGTCGCTCGCCTTGGGTGCTCCCTTGCTCCCAGGCTTGCGCATCTTCTCGTCAGCGCCGGCCTTAATTCGGCGCTTTTTAGCCGCGATATTCGCGTATAAGCCCTTCTTAGCGGCCATTATTTTTTACCCCCTTTTGAGCCCTTCTTGTAAGGCTTCTTAGTGGCCTTGCCTGTCTTGATGTTGTAGGTGGTTGGCATGGTTCGAATGCTGACCCTTCAGGCTTCCGGTTCGGAATCCTTGGCCAGTCAGACAATCGCCATGACCTGGTCGAAGCAGTACACCTCAGCCAACCCGGTCCTCGATGTGGATACAGACAGCGGCACGAGCTATGTCGCGGCAATGGACGAGCTCTTTGACACTTGGCTTCCTTCTCGTGGTTGGTCCTGTACGACGGCCGCTACTCAACCCAATGCAAGTGACGGGCTATATCGATGGTGGATTGAGAAAAGTATTCAGTGCATCGACAACTCTTTCTACGCTCATCGGGTGGTCGTCATCCACGACCCCAGCGGTGCCGAGGACATCGGATGGGCGACTTGGGACAGCGGCATCGATGCCGACACTGACGCCCCTGCTCAGGCATTCATTTCAGCCCTGGGCAATGAGATCGAAGGCAACTGGGAGTTCTGGACGAGCGACCAGGACACCGACAGCTTCCTGATCCTCTCCACTGGCATCAACCGAGGCATCATCGGGTTCATGCCTCCCACGGGTTCGATTCACCCCGCTGCCGACTGGACGACTCAATATCCCTCGAAGAACGCTCCCTTATTCCCTAGCGCCGGCAAGAATTGGTGGATCAGCGCCGTTAGCGCGTCCACTACGACCAACCAGATCGAGACGGGCTCGGACTCATACTCCACTTCATTCGCTCCCGCCTCTTACAAGGTGAACTTCGCCTCTGTTGCATCAGGGACTGGCTCCTCGAAGTCTCCTTGTTTCATGACTACGACAAACGACGTCGCCTCGATTGTCTCGGTCAGGGATCGCACAGGCTTGGCAGTTCTGCAGGACGCGAACACAATGCTGATCGATGGTGATTACTACATCGCTATCGGTACGAGTGCTAACAAGCTTCTCCTCAACACCGGCACTGTTGATCCTCAGGTCTGATGGCATTAATCACATTCTCTGGGGTCTCTGTAGCCCTCTCCGCCACTGTTGACCCTGGAGCTGATCTGGTCAGCCTCCCTGTTGTCCCCACCGTGGCCCCTAATGGTGGCCTCCTCTCGATCAGCGTCGGATTTAACACCAACCCCCCACCGACTACAGGGATTGTCTACCCACTCTTCCGCTAGGTCTTAGGAACCCTGGAGCAGCAAAGCAGCGGCTCTCATGACCTGGTCGAAGATCCACACCAGCACCGTCGTGACCCAGGCGTCAGGTGGCTACGCCGACTCGAAGCGCTACGAGCAATGGGCCGAGATCTTCTCGTGGCTAACTGGCCGCGGCTGGACGGTTACAGAACGAACAGGTAACTCAACTTCGAACGAGCACAACTATTGGCGCCTGGAGAAGACGGTCACAACCTACGAAGGCGCCTCTCAGACGCTCCTTTGGAACTTCAGGCTGTCTAATGCCATCTCGAGCGCTTCTGCTAATTGGTTTAACGGTCGGGCTGGCGACATCAACGCAGTAGGAACAAATACCACTCCTCTCCAAAACTTCAGCGGCTTTCTGCCTGACGCAACGCTGGGAGGTGTTGAGTTCTGGCAGTCAGACGAAGACAACGACTCATACATGATCGTCACTCGCACAACGGCTGGCGTCTGTCAGACCCAGGCCCTCTTCCCTGGAGAGAACTCCTACAGGACATCCGGATCTGCCACGAGCGCAACCTTCGGCCCCTATTACAACAGCATTTATCCCGTGTGGGGAGCTGATCAGATGAGGGTCGCAAGCGGCGATAAGGAGATGGGCTTCGGGGAGGTTTCTCACGCTCACGGCAACCACTCAAACGCCACGCCTGTGATCACTCATGGCGAGCTACATATTCACGATGAGGCCAGCTCAATCATTAAGTGGCGCCAAGCCGATGTCTCAACCCTTGAGGACTTCAGCCTCGCGAGGTTGGAATGGAATTCAAACGGTTCGAGCACGCTGAACACTCGAATCATCGACGGGACCTACTACATCCAGCTCGGCGATCAAAACGGCTGTGCGGTGGCTCTACTTGATGCCGGCTCAGTTAATCCCAACATGAACGCCTGATCATGCCCTTAGTAGATCTCAGCGGCACTCATGCAGTCACCTCGCAGTCAACTACTGCGGGAAATGTGCATCAGGTCCGCACAAGTGAATCGACCATCCAACTGCCCTGGGCTCCTGCCGGAGCTCCTAGGGGAATCGATGGCCTTGTCTGGCCTACTGGCGTGCAGAGGTTCGGGAAGTCGGCTTCCTAGGTGGTTCCTTAGCTGAATCGAGGACATCCATCCGAACCGCCAGCGAGATACAGGTCGTCAATAATCCTGTGAGGATTGACAGGCTTCTGTCTGTGCCGTTCTCGCAGACCTTGCCGTTAGCGCTGCCGAATGTGCATCCAACAAAAAGGCTTACACCACAAAGCGCGGTCGATATAACCACGCCTGCAACCAGGTACTTGATCCAATCTTTATCCATCAGCCACCTTGTCGGGCCAAGTCTTTCTCGGCCTCTGCTCCGCTGACTTCTTCTCCGGTGCCCTCTGTCGGCTCAGGTGCGAACGATGCCGGATCGGTAGGGCTTGCAGGTATGGCGCCCATGCCCATCATTGCCTGGGCTTCTTCGACTGCCGCTTCTTTCTCTTCTCGAATGCGTTCGATCTCTTCTTCGACGTTCAGGTCAGGATCCAAAATTCCTCCGCGCTGCAGCTCTTCGAGGGTTGTCTGATGACTGATCAATCCGTTGACGTTCAGGTTGGTTAATTGGGCCACGTCATTCGCTTCCATCGGTTTCCCGATCAATGAATCGCTCAGGCTGATTCCCGCCTCTGGATGAAGCTTCTCGCCGCTGTACTGGGTCCAGAAGTGCATGAGTTGACGGAATGCGCTGAGCTTCCCCTCGATCAATGCGCGTACCTGTGAGCTCACCTGCGAGCTGGCGAGTGCCGCTTCGGTTGCTGTGCGATTGCCACCATCGCCCCATAGGAACGAGAGCGAGGCTTCCTTCATAAGCTTTTCGACGTGAAGCACCTCTTCCTGGTGACGCTGCAAAGAACCACCGGAGATCTCGGCCCACTTGAACTCGCCGCCCTCGGGTAGATCGAGGACACTGTTCGGTCCAATTGTCAGCGGCTTGGGTGAGCCATCAGGCAACAGGCTGTCACCGATACGAACACCAGCGGGTAGAGCGCATTTATGAATGAGCTCTGCGAGGTCACTCCGTAGCTGCATGTGCTCGATGCTGAGCTGGGCTAACGCATCCATGGCCACGTCAGAGGATCCGATCGTGTTGGTTGTGGCGCCAATCCAAACGAGGGGAATCTCGCTAAGGCTTGTCTGTCCTTCTTCGAGAACCTCCTCCATATATTGACCCGCCTTGGTCACCTTGAGGCAGACCTTGCGGTAGGCCCCTGGGACCATGACCATGAAGACCTCCTCGGTCTTGCTGCCATAGTCACCATCTGGGGTCTCTTGCTCTAGGCGCACCACGACTAGGTCCAGGACCTCGCGTCCACCGCTTAGGTGTGATCGCCAGTTGATGACCTGCGAGCGCTCGAGGGCGATCAGGTATGGACGACGGCCAGATTTAATCTCTTCAATCTTGCTGGTTACACCAGGATCAGCGGGTGGCATCTCGACGAGGATGGCCGCGGCTCCATCACGCAAAACAAACTGGTCGACGTCTGACAGGAAGCGGCGGAGGCTCGAGCCACGCATATCGACGTCGTTCTGAGATGCCTCGAGGGTCGTAGGGGGTTCGCTCATCTGGAACCGGGACAGGAGGCCGGCAAAAGAGCGGATAGCGTCGCGATAAGTGGATGGATATGAGCTGCGTCCGATGCGTCCGTGGTAGGCGTCCTTAGGTTCGCCGACTTCCTGGGGTAGATATCGTGACCTCACCGAGCGGCTGACTTCCGCATGATCTCGAGGGAGTAGATCCCAGCAATCCCTGGCCCGCATGAGCATTGGAGCAATAGCCGCTAACTCAGGGCGCTGATAGCTCACCAATTTCGGGTTATTCGACGGTGCGTCCTGTAGTGCCACGCGGTTGTCCTGTCACGGTCCTAACAGGCTTCCGAATAGACAATCAAAAGCCCCTTACAGCTAAGCGTCAGGCTGATTGAAGCAATTCAATCGTGTTGTGCAGTTCACCAATATCCCTAAGTCCCTCTACAGAG